CGCTTCTTTTCACTGATATAGTAGCTGTTTCTCCATCAGAAAAAGTCAATACAAAATTGGCACCTGGAACTAAATTATCTTCTACTTGAGAAATATCTATAGTTTTTATAGATCCTTTTTTGATTACTTGTTTGCCTTTATTTGTAGTTACTTGTGCATAACCTATACTATCTGAAATATCCATTCTAGACAAAAGTCCTGGTAAAGATAGATGTGATATAGTAGTACCAGTTTGATTTCTTTTTATGAAAACATCTTGATAGACTTGAAGTACCTCTTCATTTCTTATTCCATCTCCTTTATCTGTTTGTTTTGGCTCTACGTTTGAATTAGTTACTAACTCATCTTCTGTAACTTCAGATGTTATAATAGGGTCAACTGATTGGTTTACTGCTATATCTTGTAGTAACATATCTTTTATACTAACCCCTCCTGCATTTGAGTAAGCCCCTAAAAGACCCCATTTGGACATCTTATTATTAAGCTCTTGTAGTCTAGCTACTTCTGCCTTTTTCAATGACGGTCTTGTTGTTGGTGTTAGTCTATTGTAAGAGTAAGGGTTTTTGTAAGCTATAGTGTCATTATCTATCTTAGGGTCATTTATTGCCCTGCTAGCTAAATCTGTATACTCATCTAACTCTTCCTGAGTAGGCAAAACTGGGACTCCTTCTCCAAAATAATCTAATAAGTATGGACTATTATTTATCATTTCAAGAACAGTGTCTCTTATAGATTTTTTAGCCTCTGTGTTTTCAGCACTTTTGTTTAGTAAAGGGCTTATAAGTTTATCGTACTTATTATAAATCTCTTCAAACTTGGCTCTATCCTTTGGATCAGTTATCTTACTTTTGTCTACCTTACCGTCTACTTTGTAATCTTCGATATTTGGTATCTCTCTTACTAACTCCTCTTGCTCCTTAGCTCTAAGATTTTGCACAGACTCATTACTTGTGTCTTGGTTAATCTTATCAATAGTGGCTCCTTTTTTATCTTTGTCCTCTGAAATAACTTTTTCAACATCCTCTTGTTGAGATACTATTTCTTCCAAGTTTTGCCCTAATCTTTCTTCGTATCCCTCCATTAGTTTTTCTAATGTCTCTACTGTGGCTTGGCTAGGCGACTTTTCTGACATAATTTCAGAGATAATATTTCTTTTACCTCTTAGCCCCAATGTAGGGTCAGACAATTGTCTTGACAATTCAGCATATCTTTGGAATGCGTAGATAGACTTAGAATACTCTTTTACAAGCTTCTCTAGTTGTAATGCCTCTTGAGGGTCAACTGTTTGATGAGCTTTTATTATCTCATTTATGTTGTTAACTTTATTAACTCTATCTTCTAATGTCTTAGTGCTTATGAAAACTTCATCACCGTATTTTCCAAATGGGTTTTTTAGTTTTGCAGAACTCAATAAGGCATTGTATTCAGAAGTTAAAACCTCTCTTTCTTTTTCTAACTTAGTCTTTTTGGCTCTGTTAGAGTCCATTGTACCCAAGAAAGTTTTCTTTTCTTCGTCTGTCCTTGTGTTGTTAAAGGTAGCCTCTAAATTTAAGTACTCTTTATCTAAAGTTTCTATTTCTCTAGCTATAGCCTTAGCTTGCTTTTCTTTTTTGGTAGCCTCAACTTTAGTCTCTTTACCTGCTTTTAAAAGAATGTCTTCGATATTTAAAGCATTTGAAATATCTGTGCCTAGTATGCTAGTTCCTACTTTTTGCTTAATTGCTTGAAGTAAGTCTCCAGAAAAATTATGAGCACTCTCTCCTAGTGTCAATTCGTAAGCAATTGCTTCTTTAACACTGTCTGCATTGTGATCTCCTAATAATTCTTTCTCCTTAGTTAACTTATCACTAACAAAATATTCGGAAAAGTCTCTATACTTTTTAAAAGTTTTAGCTGTATCTTTATATTCTTGTATCATACTATCCTTCAAAGCCATGGCACCTTTTTCGTCCACTCCGTGCTCTTTCATTATAGTCTGATTGTCTATATTTTTTATAGCTATTTCTGTATCACTTATGGTCTGATCAAAGTAGTCTAAGTTATATGCGTAGTTTAACTGAGCTATTGCAGAGGATTTTCTAGCAAGTTCTCCACCAACTATGTCTCCTTTTGCATTAGCTGACTCATAAGACTCATTAGCTAGCTGTACTCTATTTGCATAGGCAAAATTCTCTGCCATTTTTTTTGGGGAATAGTACTTAGATAAGCTTTCTAACCCTTCAGTTCTCTTGTTTACATTATAAAACTCAGAGTTAATACCTTTACCGCTAGCAACTCCTATACCTGTACCTGTAATAAGACCTATCAACATACCTATACCAACTTCTTTCATACCCTCTTTGGTACCATAAGTTTGGGATAATCCATCGTTAAAAGCTTCTGTTAATGATAGTGTATCTTTTGTATATTTTGGGTCGTACTTTGCGTTAATCCAATTTTTAGCTGTGTTACTTGCTACAGATTGCATACCTTCTTCCCAAACCCCTTCTGTAAGTGGCCCTTTTGATAAGCTCCATGCGTATTGCCCAATTTTTTGTGCTTTACTTGTTGCTATTTTTTCTAATCCTGCTTCTGTTGATTTTACCCCAGCACCAAATATCTTAGAGTTTACCCATCTAGTAGGAGAAGTTAAAGGGTTTTTTATGTCCGCTATCTTGCCTATCATGGCTAGATTACTTGTACCTACTATTATTGTATTTGCTCCATATAAAGCGTTTGCTGAGTTTGTTAAATTCTCTTCAAAATCCTTTCTTTCTTCTGGTGTAGCTGCTCTTCCATTTTTGCTCTCAAACATTTGGTCAAATGACTCTCTTTGTTCTCTTATGTAAGATCTAGCTTCAACCCCTGCTTCAAATCCTGCAGAGGTGTACATAAATCTTGCAGTATTTGCCATAGCACCAGCTTTCCCAAGCTTTGTCGCAGAAGCTACTGACATAGTTTTATTAACTAACGTTTCTGCCTCTGCAGCTTTTGAGAATGCTGTTCTTACTGGAGATAGCACTAAATCTTTTGTCTTGTTTATGGCTCTTAGTGCCATACTGCCTTCTCCTAAAAGCCTTTCGGCTCTCATACCTAGTCTAGCTCCTGTTGCTGCTAAAGATGTACCACCAGTTGCCCAAGCCCATATTGCTTCAGACCCTATGGCTGATACAGTAAATGCCGCACCACCTAGCACATCTTTAGCCCAAAAATTCGCTGAACCTAAACTACCAAAAAACCCAGCCTCTTTTTCAGATTTTGAGTAATAGTTTGGTAGCTTATAGTCTAATTTTTGATCTAAGTCATCTAAATAGTTTAGAAAATCGTTGTCATAGGTAGCTCTAAAGCTTCCCTCTTTAATCCCTTGAGTAATTCCGTACACTGTACCTACTGTACCTCCTACTATCCCTGTAGCTAACTTACCTGTAAATTTAGTAAGTCCATTAATCCACTTATCTGAGGTTGCTTGAGTTTGTGCAAAATACTCTGCATTATCTCTACCTTCTTTAAAAGTATCGTACTTAGCTATGTATGTACCGTCATTTAACTTTGCATAAGCTTGATCTACATTATAATTTCTTTTTTCTAAAGTAGGTTTTACTGTTGGTCCAAAAATATTCTCTTGTTGCCTAGAACTAGCTGTATCATACCAGTCAGGAACCATTGTAGCTGGATTAGGCTTAGTATAAGAACTTCTTATACTATCTCCTACAGTATTTATCTCTGGGTTAGCAGACTTATTCAAATTTTTAATGAATAGGTCTACTTCCTGGTTGGCTAATTTCTCTGGGTTAAAATCCATATTATTTTAATATTGTATTAATTTTCTCAGGGTTATCTTTTAAGTATACTAACAAAGCATTACTTATTATTATCTCTGGGTGATGGTTTACTAAATAAGCCATGTCTTGTTGTAAAAACTGAGATTTTGTAGAGTACTCTTTTATAAGCAAACCATTTTTAGTTTCTATATTAACTGCCCAAACTCCATCCATAGGTTTTAACTCTACATCAAAGTCTTTTAACTTACTAGGTAACTTCTCAACAAAAGCTTCTATATCTGCTTTTGGTATGTCACCTGCCAAAGTTGCTAAAAATACATTCTTTGTATCTTTTTTTGTTACAAAATTAGCCGGGGGTGCCACAAACTGACTTGTAACATCTGGAGATAAAGTTTTTATAGATTCTGCCACTTTGCTTAAAATAATTTCATTATTTGAACTATTAAAGCTAGGTGTAGTTTCAGGCTTTATTTTTATCTTTGTCCTACTTGCATCTAAACCTCTATTTGACTCATTTATATCAACGTAGTTCATAAGATCTTTATATAAATCGTCTTCTTTATCTACTCTTACCTCAGGTCTTGCTTTAGCCCAAATACCTTCTTTGTTTTCACCAAGTCCTGCATTTTGAGTTATTGTTACGCTTCCATCTTCGTTTTTATAAAACGATAAAGGTTTTTTAGAGTCAAATATTTGACCACTCTCTGTTTGTGGTATTTTGCTTATGATAATCTCTCTAGCTTTTTCATCTGTAATATTAGCTATCTGGAAAGTATTAAAATAGGCTGTTCTTCCTTTCTCTGTATTTTTTGACAGTTTTTCGTTGGCTACTTTTTTAGAGTCGCTTTCTAAGTTTGCACCAGCCCCACCTATAGCCTTAGATATCCTGTTAAACTCTTGGATCTTTCTTGGATCTTTTAATAGAGCTTGTTTTAATCCCTTTGCTCCACCATTGTTTTGTAGAAAATCTTTAGCTTCTTTTAAAACTTTTGGGTTTATGTCGCTACTTGTCATTGTTGCTGAACCCCCTATACCTGGACTTGCAGCCGCTCTTGTAGGTGTTTCTAGATTCTTTAGTACATTTGTAAACCCTCTCACATAAGAATCAGGATTTGCTATAAATGTTTCTTTTATAGCTTCGCCTTTAGGTACAGCTATGTCAGTTGCTATACTTAATCTTTTTGCGTCTAATCCACTTAAAGCTTTAGCTGCATCTGGTCTATACACACCCATTTTTGAACTATCAAAAGCTACTTTCATTGCAGAAGCTCTTGAATTACCTTTTGCTAAAGCTTCGTTTATTATAGTACCGTCTGGGGAATATCCATATTTAGCAAGAGTTGATTTGAAGTTCTTCTTAACTTCTTCTGGCATACTTTCGCTATCATATGCAGCCTTTACTTCACTTACAATACTATTATAAGTGTCATCGTAGTCTTTTTTAAGAGCTCCTATAGCATCAAGATTTTCAGGTAAAGCTCCCTCTCTCTTAGCTATAGATACACTATTTGGGTTAACAATAGGTTTTCCATTTGCGTCTACCCCTGCTTTTGCTAGGGCTTCTGCTCTTTTAATGCCAAGCTCTTCTTGTTTTATTTTTAAGTTTTCTACCTCAAAGTAGTAATCATTTTTTACGTATTTTTCAGATACCCTAGCACTTGCTAACTCTGAAAATCCGTCTTTCCAAGAATTCAATTCTAAGAAGTATCCTATAGAATCTGCTTTATTTACGTTTATAGATTTTAGATTTTCTGAAAAAACTTCTTTTCCTTTTTTTGTAGCCTCTATCTTTGACTTTGCAATCGCTCTTTCTTCTTCTGATAATGCTTTGTTGTCTACTATGGTTTGCTGATGAGAAATTTCATCATCATAGTTTCTAAGGCTCTTTTCAGAATACTCAGATAATTTAGCTTTTGCTCCAACTAAGTTATCTTTATAGTTAGCCCATCCATTTATCTTTAACTGATTTTGTTCTTCAGATGTAAGTATGTTTGGCATATACTGAAAAAGCTCTTCTTTAGTCAAACCTTTTATGGTTCTTTCTCTCATACCTCCTGGATTTAGGGGATCGGGTATTTGTATTACTTCATCTCCCTTTAAATCTTTTAGGTCTTTTACTTTTTTTAGCATGCTCTGAGTTACATCTATATATGGGCTATAAGATAAAGACCCTAATTCGTCTATATCCTCATTCATATAAGAGTTAAACCCAGCTTGCTCCAAAGCATATCCGTGATTTGCGGCATTGTAAAGTTCAGGCTTTTTTGCCTTTATTGTTGACAGCTCTTGATTAAAGCTATTTATTTTAGCAGAGTTCTGTAGTTGAGTTCTGACATTATCATCAATAGCCGATGCAATTTGTCCTGTTATTTGTCTAGCAACTACATTGTCGGTAAGATCAATTTTAGAGTTTGCATCTACTACTGAAAGTAGGTTTTGTAATCTCTCTCCTAAATATCTCTTATCCTTATCTCTAGCCAAAGGTACCGCAGAAACTTTAGATATAAGCTCGTCTATTTTTGCCAAGTTTACATCAAATTTTTGCTGCATCCCATGCTGAATAGTCCCCAAATACTGTGCTAGATCTGTGGTTGGTATTGTTTGTCCGTAGTTAATCGGTGTAGAATATGCGTTTGCCATTTACTTTATAATTTCTGCAAAATTACAACTTTTATTTATATTCTGCAAATTAATTAAATTATTTTTTAAATCTTCCTCCAAATTTAGCTGAAGCTTTTTTTGCCACTTTCTTATTTTTTCCAGCATTTGCAATACTTGATATCTCTGCTTCATGCACTCTTCCAAAATCTGGAGTGTAATTTGTATCATACCCTAAGCCTGTCCCCATATACTGTACTTGTGGGTTGTATGCATTTTGTGCATTCATCATCTCTACAGTTTTATAATTGTTTACTTGGTCTGAGTATCTCAAGTTTCTTAAGTTCTGCATATCATTTTCATAATTAGCTAACCCTCTCATTATTCTACCTTCGTAATTCAAAGCATTCTGGTTCTCATAAAGTTGCTCAGTATCTCCTACTCTTGCATTATAAATATCTGCTTGGCCTCTTGCTTGTGCGTTATATCTATTTGCTTCTTGTATAGCTTTACCTGTAGCAGAGCTTTGATTAGCTGTTAAGCCAATATTTGCAACTGCTCTTTGTGCATCTGACATACCTGCAAGGTTTTGTTGTGCTGCAAGCACAGCTCTATCTGTTTCTGCAATTTGCTGCTCAGGTGAGACTAAAGTTGGCTCTATTCTATTTAATCTGGTTGATACCTTTAACGCATTTTGTAGTGTTGGGGGTATATACAGTCTTTGTGGTAAATTTAAGGACCCGTAAGTTTTATCTTTACCTTGTATAGGCTTAACTTCTTCTTTTTTTACCTCTTCCTCTTTAGCAATAGTTGGTTCTGTAGTTTCAACCATGGCTTGTAAAAGTGCATTGTGGAAAGGTCCCGGTTTATAGTCGGTAGCTAACTGCTTTATCTTTGCCATTCTATCAGCACCTGTAAGTCCCTCTAATTGTTTTTGTATATTAGGTGAGTACTTGTCTTTGTTCTTAGTTAACCACTCATCTATGCTTTTAGCCTTTGCTTCGTCTGACATACTAGTTTCTACTAAAGGTATCCATGCTGTGTCATAAGAAGCTCCCTTCCAAATAGGGTTTGAACTAGCTTCTCTAGGAGTATAAGGTAAAGTGTTCACAGTCATAGGGGATTTTGTAAAATCTGTTCTTCCTGAAGACTTTATAATAATATCCCTATTTTTATCATATAGTTGTTTATAGTCTCTGTATAAGTTATCCTTTTCGTCTACAACTCCATCTAAGTTCATATCTCCTCTTAAGTATTGCCCAGCGTCTTGATACATTGGCAAATCCAATAACAGTTCGGCTGCTCTTTCTTGACTTATTCCATACTTATTAGCCAGTTCAATAGCTCCACCGTTCTCCATTTTATTTGAATACTCTGGGGATTCTTTTGTAGACTCTTGTGCTTCAAAAAGAAAATTAAACAACCCTTCTCTTTCTTTTTCAAGAGGTTTCTTTTTTTGATTTGTTTCAAAAAGTTGTTTTGTAAGGTAGTCTAAGTTTAGGTTTGAAGTTTCTTCATCCTTTACTTTTGTTTTTTGTACCTTTACTTGTCTAGCAAGACTTTCTAGTTTTGAATTTAAGTCGTCTAAGCCGTACTTTCTATTGTACCTGTCTAGTACTTTTGCATAAGTGTCTGTAGGTTTAGCTGCAATGTCTAATTGATTTTTTATTCTTTTAGCCAAGTTAATCCCTATCCTTAAGTGGTCACTTAGTATTCTGGTGCCGTCTTCAAGAGAGACTTTCATACCTCCCCTTTCGTGAGATCTTCCTTCTGCTTTTCTTACTCCTTGAGAGTCAAAAAGGTATTCCCCGCCCTCTATTTCAGCATTTGGTTCAACCATTGGTTTTTTTGGGTCCAAGGCGAACTGGTATTCGCCAGTTACCGCCTTGAATAAATCCCTTTTTTCTCCTCCTTCTGCAAAAAACATATTTTCAAAAACCTCTTTTGGTATTGATATTTTATTCGAATTCGACATCATAGTTCCCTGTATTTTTATTGTACGTATAGTTTTTTATTGTCTTACCTTTCATCGCTTCTAAATAGCTTCCGCCATTTTTCATTTCAGGTTGTTGCATAGACTCTTCCTCTTCTGGCTCTTCCCCACCTTGCAACTCTTGTAATATCTCTTGTATCATTTGTATTGCCTCTTCTTCTGGCATTCCCATCTGTACAAGTTGTTGTAAGATTTCCTGTGGATCAGCTCCTTGTTGTAAAGCTTGCTCTACTTGGTCTTCAATTTGTTCTTGTTGTGGATTTTCTCCTTCTACCATTTCATCTTCCTCTTCCATCATCTCTCCACCTTCTTGCCATGTTCCGAATCTTTTGTGCCAATATAGTGGACTAAATGGGTCATTAGCTTTAGCTGAATTTCTGCCTCCCATTCTGTTCCAGAAGTTCTCTTTTCTATCTTCCGAACCATGTTGAGAAAAATCTTTCATCTTATTATCCCCACCGTGTACTACTTTATACTGGTCTCCTTTTTTAGCTAAGACCATCCATTTTTTTCCTGGTCGACTTGATTTCTTCTTGGCACCAACTTTGTTGAATCCCATATTTTTATATCTTTCTGGAATACCCCCATCTCTCATTTGAGGAACTTGTTCAGAGTCTTGCATAACAGCTTCTATTATCTGTATGGCTTGATCTTCTGACATTCCTGAAGATACTAACATTTGAAGAACTTCTTGTGGATCAGCTCCTTGGTCTAACATATCTTCTACTTGGTCCATTATGACTTCTATAGAATTGTCATTTTGTTCCCCTCCTTCTTGCATATTAGAGAGTATCTTAGATTGCACATACCCAGGCAAAGATTTAAAACCTTCATTATTTGTACCCCCTTCGGCATACATATAACCGCCCATTTCTTTTTTGTTAGCTTTTATCTTAGCTTCTTGCTCTAGCATTTGCTTAGTTGGCTTTTTACCAGATCCGGCATTAGCTCTGATGTTATCCCAAAGCCCTCTTTTAGAATAACTTCCGTCAGCACGTTTAATCATCTCTCCCCCTTTTTTTAATTGGGGTGTTTCCTGAGATCCCTGCATAACCATCTGTATCATTTGTGAAGCTTGTTCTTCCGGTATTCCTGCTTGAACTAGCTGTTGTAATACTTCTTGTGGATTAGCACCTTGCTGTAACATTTGTGCTACTTGTTGCATTACTTGAGCTTCTTGTCCTGCTGATTCTTCTTGAGGCATTGGCATCTCTCCACCCATTTGTTCTCCACCTTCTTGGTAATACCCTCCTTGCTTAAATCCAAAACTAAGCTGTCCGTACTGCTGAGGCCCTTGTCCTAATCTAGGTGCACCTTGAGGTAATCTTAAAGCTCCTTGTCCTAGTTGATTTGCACCTCTTCCTGCTGGCAATGCTGGTTCAAAATAATTTCTTAATGGTGCTGCTCTACGTGCTTGTCCTACGGCTGTTGTCATCCTAGGTGCTGCTACTGAAGCTGCTCTATTCCCTACTGTTGCTACTTCACTACCAACAGATGCTCCTCTACCTACAGGTAAAAATTTAGCAAGTTTTGCTGTTCTTAGTGCTGGTAATACGTCCAGTGCCTCTCTTCCGGCTCTCATATATTCACCCTCTGTTGCAAAATCTAATGCATTCCCTGCTGCATTTGCCCAATAAGCTGGGTTAATTATCCCTAAAACTTGGTCATAGGCATTTTTATCATTTTTAGAAAAACCTGATGCAGGTAACTCTCCGTATTTTGCGTATTCCCCTAGGGCTTGTAAAGGGTTTGCTAATATTTCCCCTGTTCTAGAAATAATATTGTATTCGTCTGCTTCTTTTATTTCTCCTTTTGGTCTGTTTGACTTAGGGAGCTTTTTCATGTACTCTGAGTAGTTAAGTGTTTTCTTAGCTTTTTCTATCTCTTTCTTTACTTTGCTGTCAGCTTCTTGCTTCTTTTTAGTAGTTGTTTTTAATGCTGAGCCTCTTAGATTACTAGCTTTAAATCTAGGGTCATTTAGTTCAGAGAGTAACTTTAAGTTGTCTTTTGCTGTACCATCTGTGTACCCTAGCTTTTTAGCTTCGCTCCAAGGCTTTCCTGTCTTTTCTTCCCAGACCTGCCAAACTTCTTTTTGTGTTGTCTCAGAAGATGCTGGAGCTTCGTCTAAAGGTAAGTTAAATCCTGGAGGATTTTGGTCATACCAAGTTTGTGTATCTTCTGGGTAATTTCTATCTATTTCTTTGTTTACTTCTTCTTCATAGTTAGATTTATCCTTATTTCCACCATCTTGATAATATCCACCCATTTTCATTGCTAGAGCTCTATTTTCACCAGTCATGTTTTTTCTCTGGTTTTCATTATAGCTTTTCATTATGGTATCTTGTCTTTTTTGGTTACCCATACCTGCCAAAAAGTCTTTAGTCCCTTTTAGCAATCCAAGGCCTACTCCTGCAGCACCTTTCCAGTTATTACCCTTAGCAAACTCTTGGCCACCAAAATACAAAGCATCTCCCATTCCTATGTCTCCATAAGGGTTGTAAAATTGGTGTATACCTTTACTCCCCATGCCAGAGCCTTCACTTGATTGAGTGCTAGTTGAATTTGTAGCGTCATCTGATATGTTGCTGGCAAAAACTCCTTGTGGTAAAGGATTATTTTTTTTCCAATCTTCGCCAGCTGTAAGTGCGTTATTAGATAGCTGACTATCTGCACCAAACCCATAATCTTTTGGGTCTATCTTTGTATCTAGCCCTAAGCCTTTACTAAAGTCAATAGGTTGGCTAAATGCATTTTTTGGTTGATTAAAACTAAAGGTTCCTGCATTTTGATATTGTGGCATTTGGTATCCACCGTTTTCGTGTTTCTGGTTCCACATTGAGTAGGCAATAGCTATAGCTTGTTTTTGAGGCTTACCCTCTCCCATCAACATTGATATCTTAGCACTTATCCAATCTTGCTTTTTTCCTCCATCTTTGTATGCTGGAACCTCTGCTACATAAGAAGCCTCGTCTCCATAATTATAATTTTCTCCAGGCTCCATGTAAGTAGGTTCAGCAATTGGATTACCTAATTCATCCAATGGTTGCCCATATACCGGATACGGAGTATTTTCCATAGTTATCATATTGCTAGGAATAATATTCATAGCGTTATTTTCTGAAGCATACCCTGGAGTATATCCTGTACTGTTTACTAAGTTTGACTTCTTTCTGTATTTTCTTTCCATAGCTAATGTTAGTTATTTTGTAAATCTGGGTTTTATAGTACCTCCGTCTTTGACGTACTGTATATTGTCATTTTGTTTATCTGTTTGTGCTACATGGTTCATTAACCAAATTAGGCTTTTGTCTGAATAATTTCTTTTAAGTCTGCCTTTTGTAAAAGTATTTTTTGCTTTTTTTAAGTGCTCTTTTGTAAAGTCTTCTTTTCCTGCATCATATATACCTTGCTGTTTTAATAAGTATCTAAAAGCATTTAGGTCTGACTTATTTTCATCTGGCTCTTTGTCGTGACTATTTACCCAAGGAATATTCATCCCCCTCCCTTTAAGGTTTCTAGTATCGTAATCATTCATCCTATTATCCCTACCTCCGTATTCCGTCTCTGCGTGACTCATTTCGTGAGCCAATATTTCATTTTTTGTAGGCATTGGTAATTCAGGATAAGCCTTTTTAAGATATTTTAAATCCGATTTGTAGTCTAAATTAACAATATCATCATCAAAATGGCTTGAGGGATATACCGGAAGCCTGAAGCTTTTTAATGCCTCTAATGCAGTAGGTCTGCTATACGATATCTTTGTATTTTTTACATCCTCTGCTCTAGCTTTGATTTCTCCGTTTACATCTTCGTAGCCGCTTCCTTTTAATCTTTCTCTATACTTTGGGGAATTGATGTAATCTAAAGTCCACTGTTTTACTGGATCTGTTTGTCCTCCCTCTTGAAACCTTTTTTTACTTCTATAGTTTAGCATCGGTAAAGGGTTGTTTTTGTCTTCGTATTCCCCAGAAAATGGATTGTACTTAGGTAAGCTTTCTACGTACCTTACTAACTCTGGATTTTTCTTTATTACATTATCTCTTAAGTCTATTACTCTTTTTCCGTACAGAGGGTTCTTCCTCATATCTATGCCTTCTTTTGGCAAAGGTACTCCATATATTTTTGCCATTTCAAACCCATGATAGCCTTTCTCTGTCTGAGGTGTTATTTTACCTAGACCATTATAAGCTTGGAGCATAGTAGCTTCATCTTCTATGCCTAGTCTTTTTGCGTATCTTAATTTGTCTTGTAAGATACTTACTAGATCTTCTTCTTCTCTGCCTGTAAACTTTGTATCATGTTTACCTATAATATGACCTATGTTTCCATCTGTAGTGCCTAGCTTTGATTCCTGTAACCCTACTGCTATATTTGTATATGGGTCAGCATTGTACTTACTTGCAGCTAAAGCTAAATTTCTTATTACCTTTTTATCGTACTTTCCTGTCACTATATCCGAGTTTGGATTTATAGGTTTTCCTGTAGTGGCACTTATTTTTCTATTATCCTTTATAAGTATCTTTTGATCTTCTCCTGCTATACCCCCTATTTGCATAGTTGGAATATTTGTATCTCCATACTCTGGAAGTGCTATCTGTGGCATTTGGTACAAAGAGGGGTCTATTTCGTATGCCTGTTGTACATCTTGTTGTACTTGTGGTTGTGTTGATATTTGTGATTGTAGTTCTGCCAAAAAGTTTTTTTCTACTTGTTTTTGTGCAAGCTCTTGTTTTGCTGTCTCTGCTTCAAAGTCTTCTTCCTCTTCAGCTACATAGGTTGAGCCTTGTGGATTTTTGTCGTAGTTAAAGTCTTGGTTAGGATCATAGTAAGAGCTACTGCCTTCCTCTTCTGTATAAGCCACTTCTGTATAAGGTTTACCTGTGTATACTGAGGCTGCTTCATTTACCCTCTTTCCTACACTTTGTTTTTTAGCCCACTCTGCCGGTTTCTCATAATGGTTCATAAAAGCTATGGAAGCTTCTCCTGGAGTTCTTGCTGAGTTTAGCCCCGACAGTGCCTTACTGTATCCTGGGCTATTAAGCTCGTATACTAAGTAATCTAATTGTGTAGATAATTTACTAAAAGGCTGATTAGCACGCTTTGCAAAATTCATAAGGCCCTCTTTTCTATCGCTGTGCCATTGTGCTATTCCTATAGAACCTTTATTGTCCGCTTTGCCTGGTATTGTTGTATTAAGCCCTGACTCTGCTACTAAGTTCCCTACTATGCCTGCTGCGGCTATAGGAGATAATCCCTTGCCTATTAAATAATTATATGCGTATTTTTTCTTATCGTCTACTGCCATTATGGTGTTTATATAAAAATTAAGCCCCTAGTTGTAAGTTAGGGGCAAAATTAAGAAAAATTATTGAATTTACAAAATTAGTTAAATTTCTGATTCATTGATAGTAAACTTTAAAGCTACGTTATATCTAGTATCTTTATCATAAGTTAATCTATTTAAAAACCAGTCTCCTAGCATTCTATCCAGTAATGCTTTTCCTTTAAAACTTACAGCTGAAGAGTTTACATATTTGTCTATCTGGTTCTTGTCTTGAAGTAACATAGGTATATTACTAGTATTACTCTTAACTCTATTATAAAAGTAGTCATAGTTCCACTTAAATCCATCAGGGTTTGTTATCATAATATCCTGAGTATTGTCTGTGTTTGTTTTAGGATACTTTTTAGAGTTAGCCATTTTAGTTTTTTCAGGTATCAAATTAAGATTACCTGAGTTTACTATGTTGTTGTATATCATAGACTTATTAAAAGTAAGACCTATATTTTCTACATAGTCATACTCGTTATGGTATCTTCTAGCTTCTGTCCACAACTGAACATTGTTTAATGTTTTTGTAGTGAATTCTTCTTTTATTGGATACTCAATTGTAAACGGTTGTTTTTTACCGTAAAATACTTGGTATGATTTGTTTGTCAATAAGTGTGACCATAGGCCAAACTCTGTAGGATCAACACTGCTGTTTATACCTGTTTGGAAATAGTTATTGTGACTAATGTAATAATTAGGCTTAAACCCGTAAAAACTGATCCATGAGCCGAGTACTGGCGAGTAGGCAGCAGTCCATGATACATCTTCAAAGTGTTCTGGTGTTATGTCTATAAGTGTGTAGTTGTTCTCAAAAGATGGTGCTACCGATTCATTACAATCGCATACAGCATTCCCGCCTTCTTGCATAACAGTAGTACACCCCGGAGGGCATACTACATTGGTTATGACTATTGTTTTAATACACTCTTGTCCGGATAGTGTGTATCCTTCTTCGCAAGTACAATTCATTTTTTAATATATTGATTATTATTTTATTAATCTTTTACTAATCTTACAGAAATTCCCTGAGTTGGACTAACCCAGCCTTTATCAATTACATTGGATATATTAGTTAATGAATAGCCCCAAATTTGATCAACTCCTGGTGTGGTATTAGTTCTAGAAGAACTAGCAAATATTGTTGCACCTTGTAATTCACCGAAATATCCTGCGGTTGCTCTATTTCCAGCAGGGAGAGCAGTAAATCCTGATGTATTACTTCCAACAGATAGGCCTCCAAACCAATGGCATGACCCGGCCTCTTTTAGGTAACCACCTATTTCAGGTTGATAAAAACTAGTTCCTCCACCCCATGTATCAATCCAAGTACCTCCGCCTAATGTTGCAGTTAACGTAGTCCAATCATCATTTGATGGTACTCTATATCCATTTGGTGCTAAACCACCGTTAGCTGTATTTAAAATTGCATACACGTTATACAGTTTACCGTATGTTGCTCCATTAGCGGGGTCATTATTATAATAACACCATGCACCTGTAGTCAAGTTAGCCCAAGCAGATGGGTCAGATACTTGTGGTATCGGGGTTCCGTCCCTATATGTTGTTACATCTAAGTTACAACCTGTCCAAATTTGTGAGCCTATTGTAACATCGTGTGCAATACAATCTAAACATGGGTCTGCTGTAGTTGTTGGTTGTACCGTAGTTGTTGGTTGTACTGTAGTTGTTTCATCTATACAATTAGCATCTACTGTTTCAACTAATGTACAAGTTTTTGCTACACTATCGTAAGTGTACCCCTCTGGACATAGTTCATCAGAAATAAAGCTTCTTTCGCACATCTCTGTATCCTCGTTGTATGTAAACCCTTCTGGGCAACTTGGTGTTTGATCCTCTCCACATTTTGTATTGTTAATAGCAAAACCTTGTCCAGGTAAGTACTCTATACAATCACTCTTAGGTATGTAGTCTTTCTTAGTTAAGAAAACTCTTCTATATCTACTGTCCCAACCCATTGTTAGACCAACTCCGTTGTAAGGGTTATCTATATCTGTATTAGGTATGTGTTTTAGAATCTTAAATGGTAAGTGTTCCTTAAACCAGTTTCTCATACCGCTAGGATTGTTTCCTGACATAGCTGATATTTCTACCATACCTTCTCCGTTAGTAGGTACCATAACTACTTGTCCTCTCTTAGCATCTGCATAAAAATGTCCGTACTCATTAGAGATGTAAGCAAAGTTTTCTGTACCTCCGTATCCAAGATTAGTATTATGGAAAGATGTCGATCTTCTTTGAAAGAATGATGCTCCTCCTAAAGTGGCTAATTCTGGCTTAGAGCCATCATCTATCTTACTATCTACTTTGTTATATAGAACAGAAGTATTTGCAAATCTGGCCAGTATAGCTTGTCCTTCGATATCTATGATATCTTTTAACTTACCGTAGCTAGAAGGGAACTCAAAAGTATCTAGTGGTCTGTATATTAACCATGGATCGTATATAGAATTCTCTGTACTGTCTGGTAAACTAGCTATAATACCATTTGGCATATCTTGTAGTTTATCGCTTACTTCTTTGCTGTATGTGTCTGATAATACTCTTCTTCTAGTGTAAGATATTTGCTTAGAGTATGTATTATTATATAAGAAAACATTTGGTTCTCTTATTGAAACTACAGTCTCTTGTGTCCAAGTTCCTAGATCTCCAACTTGCGGGAAAAAGCTTTTATCATAAGTCTTTCCGGCATATCTGTAATTAGTGTTGATTCTAGTTTCTGTTAAAAAGCTTGGTACACCATAATAATAAAGATAAAACTTAGATGGCGGAACTAGGTAATTACCTGTTGCAGATCTGTTATCAAAATTATACGTACTATCTATATCTGGAAATGTTTTACCTCCTCTAGAAAAATCTGTATTTTGCTCGTAGCTACAAAAGAACCTAGGATCTTTTCCTATATTACTATAAAAAAAGTAATTAAAAGGTGTTAGGTCTGCTTGCTTCATAGCTGTCACTAAAAATAGTGGCATCTTTCTTTTTAAGGTGTGTCTTGAGATATATGTATCTCCACCAAATATAGAAAGGCAGTTTGCTGTTGCATTTTTTAAATTCCCTACATATCCTGTTGACAACCACTTAACTGAGTTTATAGTTCCGTACTGAGAAGGTAAGTAGTTTTTTACTGCAGCATAAGGAGAAGCTATGTTTTTAATAACTTCTGGGCTTCTTCCGCTAGTGTTAAACCCTGCCTCTGATTGATAAGTAATACTTGAGCTAGATCCTTTATCGTAAGTTGTATATCCAGAGTTAGGATAAACTAGTGGTTTATCTCCTAAGGATACAAATACTGATCTTTCTCTGTCAATATTATTTATATCAATTCTTTCTGCAGTTACTTCATTTGTAACTCTGAATCTTCCGTCATTCAAGTACTTTGCTACATGCATCCCTCTTAATCTATTACCATCTTGTTGAATAGGCAATGTGTAATTGTAATGCCCCTCAGCAAAATAGTAATAAGCAAAGTTTTGAGGGCTTCCTAAATCTCTAAATATCTTTAGCCATTGGTATTTATACTGAGAGTATTTATAAACTATGGCTTCAGCTGTACCAAAAACCGTAACAGCTCCTGCAGCAATGAATGCTGGAAGACCTAGGTTTGCTCCAAATACAAGACCACCTACAGCCCAAACTTGTGCATTGGATGTAATTTCAGCTGCTTTTATTATTATTTCTCCTGCAACTTCTAAGGTAGCTAATGTTCCAGCTAGATTTTTTGCAGCAGGTGATAGTATAACCCACTTAGGGTGATCCTTAACTTCATCAAAATGTCCACGAGAGTTACCGTACATATACCCTTGTATGCTTAGCTCTGAAGGAAGTGTTTGTCTATAGTAGTCTGTCTCTGGTGAGTGAAATGTATAATTAGTATTAGATATACCCCAATTTGCAGGTGTGTCTGAATCCTTATTTAGTAAATCACTTTGGTAGCTATTAAAAGGGTAGTTAGAGTATTGTACTTTTTTACCGCTTTCTGTATACTGCCTCATATCATACAATAAGCCAGAGGCTAGAACACTTCTGTCTAAAGATGTGTCTCCTCTAAATATTTCATAACCTGACACTTTGTTTCTATCCTCTTGTGTAAGTAATCCATTTACTACAGCTATGTCTAGAAATGAATTTATAACTTCCTCATCTATAGTTATACCTAATGGGAAAATTAAACTACTGCTAAAAGGACTTTGTGCAGATGGTGACATAAAAGGTGCTACCTTATTGTCAGGAAATCTAAAGTGTCTAATTGGCTTACATGTAAAATTAGCTTTGTCTCCAAGTATGTAGTTACCATCATTTACTCCTAGTACAAAAATATTATTAAACTCTGTTTTTATAGAGTTTGGTATTAAGTTTTCTGGTACAACTAACTTTCTTGAATCAAACAACTCTGGATTATCAGGATAAGATTCTTCACTTTCCCAATAAGCAAAGTTACCTTTTCTATAAGGCACTGCTTTACAACTTTGTACAACAGGTTGATCAAATATGCAAGTAGCAGTAGAAATCATTCTTTTATCTACTCTTATAGAACTCCAGCTTACATCTACTCTACTGTACTCTATTGGTCTTTTGGTTAAGGTGTAACATCCATCTGTAGGAACAATTAAGTAGCCGTTAGACTGGGATGTTAAGTCAGCCATATATGAGTCAATAGCTACAAAATACTTTTTATTTGTAGGCCATCCGTTTGTTATGACTTGTACATTTCCAGAAGAGGTTGTTATTTTTAAATCTGATCCTACCTTTTCAAAAAAGAACATTTCTCCTGCCTCCATATCTATAACTCTAGAGTAGATAGCGGATGAGTCTGAGCATTTTTTGAATATAGATACCCTTTGTTTTTTTATATTAAGGGTAGATAAGTAGTCATTTCCTGGTGCATCTTTTTGCTTACTTAAGTCTAAAACAAAGCTGGTGTTTCCTTCTGTGTCTCCGCTAAACCATAGTGCACCCTTATGTAGATTCCCTAAAAATCCAGATTCTACCCCAAGAGGGTGTACTACCTTAGATGACTTTAAATCTGCTTGTACTTGACTTGCGTAGTAGTTATTAAAAAATGCAATATTTGGATTGCTCCCTGAGCCAATAAAAGTGCTAATTATACTTGAATAAGTACAGTCTTCATTGTCAAAAGAAAAGTTTCTTAAGTATACGTTGTTGTATGTTATTGCTGGGTCTGTTTGATATCCTGTACCATCTGACTTAGGTACATAGATACTACAATTTGCAGGGGGCTTAACTTTAATATATTCAGTTGGGAAAACTTTTTGTATTTTTGTCTCCACAACATCTGTAATGTCCCCTATAATAGTATCTGATTCTGTGCTTATTGCCCCAGACACATTATACCCTTCAAACATATCTGTTTCGCAAGGTATAGATGAATAATCTGCTGTAAGTACTGCACAGATATCTGTACCTAAAAACTCATCATTACAGTTTGATTTATTATCTTCTATGTATTGGTATAAGTTAACGTATGTATCGTCTTCTATATCTATTTGTAATGTATCTGGTCCAACTGTACCTACTCCTTCAACTATACAAGTTAAGGAAACTTCTTCTTCTACTTCTACTGTGTCAACTCCTACTCCTTCGCAAACTGATCCTTGTGGAGAATCTGCGGTGTTGTAGAACTGCCATTTTTTAGTCCTGTTGTTAGAATTACAGTCTTGTAAGTTTTCTATGATAGATCTAACATCTTCATTTATCCCAACTCCGGAACCGTCCACCATAAGTGAATCTTCTCCAGGTCTTAAAGCTCTAGAAATAAGTGGGAATAGTGCAGTTTCATATCCTCCATCTATTAAAAATCTAATAGAAAAAGGTACGACTTCGTCTCTGTTGTATCCTAAATACTTAGAACTAAGTACTCCATTATCATATAAGTTTTCAGGGGCAATGTGAGTTTGAAATTTTAAGAACTGACCAAGTAAGTTTACTACAGGTTGTAAGTTTATTTCTTTTTTTATAGTAAGCCCTGTTTGGAATAGTATATTGTTAGAGTCTGTTAGACTTTCTGTTCTTTCTATGTCCAAAGGTTTTATCAAAAGCTTGTCTACACTTGTTGCTAACTTACCCTGCTCTGTTGTATAAAGAACTGAGTTATCATTTATAGTGTGGATACCTTCTATAAAATATCTAGTAGCCCCCTCAATATCTGCAGTTTGTATTACTGCTACTTTATAGTGGGAATAATTTTTATCTAAGTTAGAAACGTCTAATCTTATCGCTAAGCTTGTTCTATCTGCTGTTTCCTTTTGTTCAAGTACTACATTATTTTTATCAAATACTGATACAGGATTTGTTATAGAGTAATAAGGAGAGATCTCGTTTCCTTCTGCATCACAGTAAGCTAACAAAAACTCGTACACACCCATCTTTAACCTACCACCTAGCTCAATAGATGAGGCTACTATTTTTGGTATATTGTACCTTTTAAAAATTCTAAGTTCGTCAAAATTAATACAGCTTGTAGTAACATCATCATTACATGGTACGTTTTGTACAAAGTACTTGTCTATGTTTGTTATGTTTATGTGTCTAGGTGAATTGTAGTTATCTGAAAAGTAAGCTGTTTTACCTGACTTCTCATTTTTTATTACTATTCTTTTTACCGGGTGGTTTATGTCAAAGTTAAACCCTTGGCCTTTTGTAAAAGGCATACAAGTATTTGTATTTACATCTAAGTATCCAGTTGCGTCTGTTAATAAAGTTTTGTAAGTTTGTAGAGGCGTTTGAGTAATGTTCTCTAAAGGCTCTGCTAAATTCTTTATCTGATCACAGTCTGTACAATCTACGGTTATGTCCTGTAGATCATTATTATTTTGGTTACTCTCTATAACACCAAACTCCCCAACACCCGTTACTGGGTTTGTGAGGAGGAAGTAGGTTGCGTCTGTATCTATGTCATCTCCAATACCGATTACTTTAAATCCTGATTTGAATTTGGAGGCTAATATATTTGACTTTTCGTTTGTTATGTTTAAGCTGTTACCTGATTCGTTTTCCGTATTAGCATTGTAGGCGTGTGTATATTGTGCTTCTTGTAGTTGTGAAGGATGAGTGTCCTTATTCATACCCAATTTAGCAGAACTTAAATTTACCTTTTTATTCTGTTGTTGTGCCATTCTAGTTTTTTATTAAACGTTAGGGAACATTCTCTCGAATCTATTCGTATCTTGTACCATTCTTTTCTTTAATCTTTGGCTCCAATTTCCTAACCCCTCAAATTTTACTTGGGTCATAGCAAGTCCAAAGTATTCTCTTTCTTGTTGTTTGATGTACTGAAGTTTGTTTACTAAATTAACATCGTCATCATTCATCCAAATACCCTCTAATATCTTTCTTTTTACAAAATACATCAAGTACTCTTGTAAGTTCACAACATCTGGTATGTACAAATCTCCATCCTCGTCTGATGGTAGTGCGTTGTATTGTATGTAGATTACTCCATTTTTAAAGTTTGTTTGTATCTTGTTACCTACGATGTTTATTTCATGTGGTGCAGAGTGTGTCAATGATGATTGCAAATTTTTACAACCTGGTGCACAGTACTCTTTTTTCAAACCTTTTGTTAACTTTAAAATTACTGGGTCTACATACCTAGTTCTTACTTCAGTGTTATTGTAGTAAGACTTTTCTATAATCTCTTTGTAGCTTTCCTTTTTATGTGTTCCGGCTAAGTTGTCCCAGATATAAGTATTCTCAATTCTTTGAGTCCAATATTGAGAATCTTGTACGTCTTGCTTGCTGCCTTTTACAAATTCATGGCTGTCTCTTGTGCATTTAGCTGCTAAGTGTAAATTCCAGAAATCTTCTGGTAATTCTGCTTCTCCATTTTCCACATCCAAAAACTTCTCAGTTTTGACAGTAATGTTTGCACCAAATCTCTTGAGCTCATTTTTTATCCATAAGTTTACGGATCTATAATCTATAAGACCCGACTCATCGTATTGTCTTAAGTCTGATAAAATCTCAGCTATTAGTTCTTTTCTTTTCATGCTATAAGTCGTTTCCTGTTTGTCTGAGTTTATTGAAAAACAAAGATGCGTTAAATGTATATTTCTTTCCTGCTTTTAAATTGTCACAAAGACTCTTTTTTACTTTTCTAGAGAAGCTGTAATCGAATACCCAAGATTTAAAGATGTTCTCTTTTTCTATTGGTACAAAAGCTAAATTGTAAATTTTATTATCTGTTCGTGGATTTAATTTTACAGAGCCGTCTGTGGGATTGTGTGACACTCCTCTGCCCATTTCTTGGATTATTCCAAAATACCCTAGGCCCTCTACAAAAACTCCTCCAGAAGCCTCTGTTAGCTTTTCTCCTACTAATTCATAAAACTTAGAAATTATCTTTCCGTGCTCTACAAAATTTTGTATATCTTCTAGGTTTGCTAGCTTTGAGTTATCTCTGTAGTATTGGTAAGCTTTGTAGTCCCTTAGTGAAAAACTACTTCCTAGTTCACCTAAAGATTTTTTTCTACCCCTGTTTCTAAAAAAGTATTTGTACTCTTCTTTAGAAAATGGTTTTTTGTACTCTGCCATTATTATTTTTCGTTGCTGTTTAAGTTAGGATTTTCGTCAGCCGGGATTTGTTTCTTCATAGAAATCTCCCTCACTGTTTCACCTATAACTAACTCCTCAAGTTTATCTGCAACCACAAAATCGTAGTCCCATAAACTTTTACATCCTGGTGATGAACAAGAAGATACTTCCTCTACTGCTTGTAAATCAGTTGTTATCAAGTATAAATTTACTACTTGTATATCTGAATCTAGTAAGTAAAGGTATCCATCTTTTACGTAATAGTCTACGTAATCTGAGATAGATGTTCTGTTCTTATCTCTTCTGTATTGTGAAGGTGTAGTACTTTTGAACTCTTTTTCATCATCAATAGATGTAACCTCTTTTAGCGTATTACCATACCTGTTATAGATAAGTTCTGGTAACTTCTTTTTTGACTTCATAATAGATTTACATCTTCTGAACTCTATGATATCACACTTTGTAACTTCTATTTTTTCTAGCTCAAAGCAGTTTAATGTTGTGTATAAGTTGTCTTCTCTGAACAAGCTTCTATCATTCATTTTTTGAGAAATGTAGAACGCAGATTTTTGTCTCCCTACATGTAGAATATATCTACGGGAAATTCTGCTATCCTTGTCTAAGGAATTAAGTCCATTGAGAACTCTTGATACAAATTCTGCGTTTGTCATTTTTATATGTATTTAGGTTGCAAAATTAGTAAATTTTTTTATGTTTACCAAATTAGTTAAAAATTTTAAAAAAGAAAAGGGGGCCGAAGCCCCCTCCTCACCCAACAGAAAAAAGAGGAAAACCAAAAACCTCTTATCGTAATAGTACAGAAACTTTTCCAGCTTCTTGTACTTGTTGCCAGTAATACATACTAGCACTATTTTCTCTTATTTGTAAGTCTTCATTGTAAGGCAGCTTATTCATATAATTTGCTTTATAGAATAAATCTTTTTGATCTGCCATTACTCCTGCGTTATGTAGTATCCAATGCTTTTCTACAGTGTCTATCCCGTGTGTAGTCCATCCAAAATCTAATCTGCTGTCTACCTTTGTTTCATGTCCACTTCTCCAAGCGTTCCAAAGTAGTGCCCACATACCTGCTGTCCATTTTTGTATTGGTGGGTCACCTTCATATTTAGGTTTGTATAGATGCTCAACTTTGCAGAAGTACTTATACATCTCTACACTATCTCTCTCTACTTTGTCCCAAAAATTATGGTCTTCTCCTATTATTATGTACTGTGCTCCTCCTGAGTTACTGTTCATTAGCTTAGGTATTACTTTATCTATACCTACTATCTCGCACATTTTTTCATAGTTCTCATCACCTTTTTGCATAACGTAGTCATAGTTTATGTAGGAATTAGTATCACTCATATACCAAACTTTTCCATACATTGCCCAATCTAGTTGTGGAGGCCTTGTAAAAACTATATCGCTATCGTGTAAAAATAACCTTTCGTGAATTAATTCAGGATGAGCTTTCATGTGGCTGCTCATTAAGTTAAAATACACAGATGGGATATAGCTCTTATCTGGCCTGGTGTCGTTGTAAAAAAAGAATCTTACTGTATTATAATGTTGTTGTAGTTTTATCCACTCTTGTGGTATGTGATTATTTTGTATAGCACAAAGTATATCAATTTTATTAGGATTTACACCTTGTTTTTTGAAATTATTTATTAAAACTTCTACTTGCCAAGTATAATAATTATTGGCAGGTTGTGCACATATATATCTCATAAAGTATTAGTTTTTTGGTATTAATAATTGAGAAGTAGTAGTATTTTTTCCATGTACATTCCAGATAGTTTGCTCCGAATTATCTACAGTCTTATGCACAAGCCCTGCTTTCATCCAAGCTCTTCTCCATGCCATGTCTTCCCAATCGTTTCCTATCTCTGACCTTGTTAGGTTTATTATAAGGTCTAGTGCTTTTTTATTAAAGGCAAAAGTCATAGGCATATTTGAATGGTCCTCTTGTGCTATTCTGCCTAAGGTTTCGTATCCATACTTATTTCTTACTACTGTAAATCCGTTTAGTTGTGTGTTTACTTTTGAAGATGCTATGTCTACATCTGGGTTGTTTTTAAAAAACTCTACTACATTTTTTACATAGTCTTTTTTATAAATGTCATCATCATCCATTTTTATGAATAAGTCATAGTCTTGGTAGTTTGGTACTGACTTTATAGTGTCCATTGCATTGTAATGAGTAAAACAAACTTTATGATTTATTTGTTCTGTGTAAACAACTCTTGGATCTTTGATGTCATCAATTAAAATATTATTGTAGACTTGTTGGAAGTCATCAATTTTTAGACTTAGTGCAAAAGTAAAGTCTGGATATGTTTGGTTAAGTACATCTAATAAAGTGTACCTTAACATTGCCCCCCTCTTGTAATGTGAGGGGGTAAATATTAATACTTTCATTTTGGTTTTGTTTTTATATTATTGTATTACAGGAGTTCCATTACTTCCACTAGTAGTTGCTGTACCTACTATGGATGTGTCTTCGCTTGCTGTAAAGCTTATTGTTGCTGATGCATTAGGGCCAGAATCGCTTGCTATACTTCCTGAACTATTGTTTGCAAAAACTTGCGAATTAAATGTTGCTTCTGCCTCTCCTGGAGGTGCATATATATTAACTTCAATAGAGCTGTTAATAGGAACATCTATATACCCACTATCTGTTGCGTTTGTGTTATAAACATTAGTTCCATTAACTGATATGTTAAAAGTTCCATATGATATACCTCCTGCCAAAGTAACTTGGTAGTCTAACCTTGCTGTTGTAGGTGCTACTGTAGTGGTTGTGGTAGTTGTGGTTGGTGCTTCACAAAGTGAGTAAAACTGACCTGATGGTAATACTGTGCTAGGTGTTATTGATGTATAACATGACATAATTTCTGTTTCAGTTACACATCCTGTACCTCCACAATTATTAGTTATACCTTTGTTTTCTGCATTTACTGATGACTGTCCTGGAGGTATTATAACATCTCTATAAAAACTTCCTGAACCAAAGCATCCAATAGTATCAAATTGCATATTTACTACAATGTCAGCCCCAGTTGTGTTAACTTTTGGTGTAATACCGTCAAGCTCTGTTAGCTCGAATTTTACTGCCTCTATATAATCGTAGTAAGTTGCACTGCCACATTCTACCTGATTTATATTATTAGCTATTACATAACTTCTTATTCTATAATCGCTTGATGGTGCAGCCGTTGTTGTTGTAGTGGTTGTCGGGGCGGCTGTAGTTGTGGTAGTAGTAGGAGCAATTGTTGTAGTACTAGTGGTAGTGGTGGTAATAAGATCCACAATTATATCTTCGTAGTTTGTACACTCTCCTTTAGACTCTACTCTAACTACAGTTGTGCCATCTGGTACAGTCATAGTATACCCTTGAAATAGTACAGCTTTACTTACGTTTGATTGTACTAACACAAAGGAACCTGTTGAGTTACTGTAGATATCAAAAGGGCCAGAATCTGACCCCGCTGATGTTATTGTTACTGATATTATCATTTTAGTTATTTAGTTTATTGTATTTCTGTAAAAGATAGTTGTACTTCATAGTAAGCTCCTACGTGGAATAAAGGATCTGCTGTTGTAAAATCAATAAACAGTGTGTGTACACTATTAGCAGCTAAGAAGTAAGGTGATGGTTGTGTAAAAGTTTTTACAACTGGCCCCATTGCACAGCCTAAATTACCTCCTGCAGCATGTGCGTCAGCTATTTGTACTCCATCTAGGCTAAACTTTATTATTTCAAATTGTGAAGCTTGTAATTCACCTATACCATCAAAGTCTAACCCCATATAAACATCCTTAGCTCCTACTGTTATTGTTGCTGTTGCTGTACCTGCTTGTAGTGACTGGCATGTACCTCCGCAGTTTACAGAGTTGGTTATGTTATACCTTATTGTTAAGTTTGAGTTGCTTATTACCCATGGAGTTGCATTACAGGCATTGTTTACAGTTGTGTCCCAAACTAGTCCTGTGACAGGTAAAGTTACGACTTCAACCTCAGAAGCTGTACCAGTAAAGGTACAGTCTGAGCTACTAAGTCTGTAAATGTTTCTTTTAAAGTTTTTCATACCTTATGCTATTACGTTACCTAATAAGTAAAAAGTCTCTGAAGATAATCTCTTTTCAAGAAAAGCTTGGTATCTTTGTCCTTTAATCTTCAACCCAGTAGGTGTGTTTATTGTAGTACCAGCTGCAGAAAATGTAACTGCTCCTGTACCCTCTTGTATAAAACCTGCTTCAAAATTTGCTACCAAACCTGCAGGAACTGTTATTGTTACTGGTGAGGTTCCATTGTCTATAAATATTGTGTACTCAGTATCTGCACTTGTTAAAGTATAGTTTCCTGTAATTACTTTTTGTAAGTTTACTACTCCAAAAGTTGTACCTGATAAGTTTAAACCTAGCCCTGCTGAGTATGTTGTATCATTGTCAGTTGAGCTAACAGTGAAGTTTGGATAAGATCCTGTTACAGTTGTTGCACCACCTCCTGTTATAGTTACAGTTTGGTCTGGTGAGGTCACTTGAAGATTTATCTCGTTTGCTTCTTCTGTAATAGTTATCGTGTTATTTTGAGATTTTAATCTCTTAAAACTAAAGTTGACATTGTCTGCGGTCCTAACTGCTTCTTTATACAATCCTGCACCTGATCCTATATTAGATGCAGAATAAGTAATTTGATTAGCTTGTATAAAAGGTTTTAGTACTGCATTGTTTATACTGAATTCTATCTCCTTATTATCTGCCGATAAGCCTATATTTAAGAATCCGTCTGGACTAACTAGAGATCTAATTTCTTTTCTACCAATTCCGTCTACTCCTTTGTAAACTCTAACTCCTTGACCAACGCTTATCAAACTAAAAGCATTAGCTAATTGAGCAGACAGGTCACAAAGATAGGTATCTAATTGACCGAACACCTCTGTTAATAAGGTGCCGGTCTTTATTTCTGTACAAGGTAAATCTTCTCCTGTATATAGTACGCAATCTGTACTTAAATCTTTTACTGGACAAGCACAGTCAACTGTTTGACATGTTGACGTACATATTGTATTTGTTGTTTTTCCGCAATTACACATTTTTATTTGTTTTATTTGTTTATAATTTTATTTTATAAGTGTTACCACTTGATATTCCAAAATATACATAGTTTGAATCTGTTGCTATAGGATTATACATTCCACTCATTGTTACTAGATCTGTAACTGTTCCGGAAGGTGTTATCTTATATATTTTATCAAATATTATATCAGTTACATAAACATTCCCACTTGCGTCTACTGTAAGCTCTTGTAGGTTTGTGCCTAAAGTTGCCATTACATTAACTACTCCAGAAGGTGTTATTTTTAACACAGTGTTACTATTAGTAGAAACATATAAATTATCTAAGGTATCTACTGTAATTTGTCTAGGATTAGCAGTAAGTGTGGCAAATGTTGTTTTATTACCGCTTGGTGTAAACTTAAATATAGTTTTATCCATTAAGTTAGTTACGTATATATTATTTTGAGAATCTGTTACAAGACTATATGAGCTTGAAGTAATAGATCCAAAATTTGTAACTGTACCGTTTGGTTCTGTTTTGTATATGATGTTTTGATTAGGGTGCAATGTATAAATATTTCCTAAACTGTCTATGGTTATTTGATACCCTTGTGAAGGCAATGTTGCAAAAATACTACTTGTTCCATTAGGTAATATTTTAATAATATTATTATTAATAGTAGTTACTGCGTATACATTACCACTCTGATCTATAGCTAAATCCTCAGGATTTGTTGATATACCATAGCTATTATCTAATCCAGCTGTAGTAAACTTAAACGTTCTACTGCTGTTTTGTGCGGCAATAAATACATCGCTTGCCGCATTTAGTACTATTGACTTTGGACCATCACCGGCATCTCCTAAAAGCCCAAGTGTGCCTGGTGCTACAGTTGTTGTAGTTGTAGTTGTAGGGGCTATGGTAGTAGTTGTGGTAGGTGCTTGTACAATTTTAGTTACGTTGTTTGAGTTAGAGTTTGCAGTGTATACATTACCTGCTGGGTCTACTACAATAGCCATTGGACCAAGTCCTGTTGTTGCTATAACTGTTATTACTCCATCTGGTGTTATTTTTGAAACATTGTCAGACAATGCATTCGATGTGTACACATTTCCAGAGCTGTCTAAAGCTATTCCATAAGGAGAGCTTCCAACATAGCCTAATGATGTAGAAACTCCTGAAGGTGTTATTTTAACAACTTGGTTTCCTGCAGTGGATACATAAACATTACCTAAGTCATCAACAATTATGTCAAGAGGGTGGTAAAGTGTGTTACCTAAAATAGTAGAAACTCCAGACGGTGTAATTTTATTAACTACATTAGGACTAGCAGTGTACACATTTCCTTGTGCGTCTATTGTTATGCACTGTGGATTTGAGGCTACTGATGCAAAAGTTGTAGATACCCCTTGTGGTGTAATTTTAGTCACAGTATTTGGCCCATTATTATTTACATAGACATTGCCTTGCTGGTCTACTGCTATATCATTTGCTCCAGTGCCTGCTGATCCTAAGATAGTAGAAACTCCAGACGGTGTAATTTTAGTCACAGTATTATCCCCTGAATTTATCACATAGATATTACCTTGTGTATCAATTGTTATTCCCCTAGGTATTTCTCCTGTTGTGCCTAAAATGGTAGAAGTTCCATCTGGTGTTATTTTTGAAACACTTTTACTACTAACGTTAGATGTATAGACGTTACCTTCTGAGTCTAAAACTATGTCCCATGGGCTTATCCCAGTTGTTCCTAGTATATAAGATCCCGGTACTGCAACTGTTGTAGTAGTTGTAGTAGTACAAGGTACAGGTTCACTATTGATATACGCTTCACCTGTAATCATCGCAAAAACAGTATATTGATTTCCTGCAAAACGTATTTCATAAGATGTATTTCCAAATGGTCTAAAGTATGTTGTAAGTGCTTCATCTGCATATAATCCAGTACCTATAGCTAAATTTTGACCATCGACATTATCTCTAACATATACTGTCGTAGTAGGTACACCAGGACCTACTTCACATGTAACAGGATTACCGTAGGCAAAAGTTCTACCAAGTGAAGGTACTACTGTTGTAGTAGTTGTAGTTGTTGGTGTTGTAGTAGTAGTTGTAGTACTCGTTGTCGTAGTTATTCCGCTACATGGCTGTGGAGATGTTAAAACATTGTTTACAATTGTATACACATTTGTGCCATCTGTTATATAGTTATAAGATAAGGGTACTGGTGTAATTGCAGATCCTTGTGCACTGTAAACATTTATTCCAGGCATAAGAGCAGTGTAGCCATTGTCTAAAAATACTCCATTTGGTAAAAATTCGTTACAAGGCACTAGATCATTTTGTACTTTTGAACCATTAAATACTGAGTATGCCTTATTTACAAATTGTCCAAAGTTTTCTGTAACTACCCCATTTTCAACTTTCCAAATAACTGTATATGGATTTATATTGTATTGGTCTGTTACACCTGTAACTAAGTAAATTAAAGGGAAAGTCCATTGTTGTGTGCATGCTACGTCAAAATATAAAGTAGTTCCAATACCTAAATATTGCCCTGCTGGTATATTGGTAAATTGACTATAGTTATTTCCTACTGTCCAGTATTTACCTGCTTCTGTTCCATCCGCATTATATAAAGCTACTCCAACTCCATACTCAGTTACGTAAGACCCAGCTGTTTGGTTTATAACTGTTGTTGTACTAGTAGTTGTGCTTGAACAAGGTTCACCAGCTCCAACAGTGTATCCATTTACAATTGTGTATGCAACATCATTAATAGACATCACTCCATTAGTTGGCCACAATGTTGTTAATGACTGGTTTGTATAAAGTGGTGTTCCTGGGGCAAATGGTCCAGAGCTAACTGTGGTATACACATTTGCACTGCTCCAATTTCCTCCAAAACATACTTCATATTTATTATTCGTGTTTGAAAATTTGCCAAACCATATAGTTGAACTTGGAGTAGTTGTTGTAGTAGAATAAATTGTTGTTGTACTAGTAGTTGGTACCGAAGTAGTTGTACTAGTTGTGGTAGGCTCAGGGCAACACTCGTCTAGTAATACTTGTATCTCAGATAAAGTAATTAGGCTTTCAGAGATACTCTCCTGTAATTCTTCTATTAATAATGACTGTGCTCTATTAATCTCTTCTAAGTCAGTTGCTAAATTATTACCAGCTTCAAGTTTTGCTACGATATGTCCTAAAGTGTCTGCAAAATTTGTGCTGTCTTGTGTGCCCAAATAAGCTATTGCTAATCCGTAGAATATGCAATTGGTTGATAAGGACCCCTGAATGCAAGGATCCTCTTGTATGTTTAAAACCGGTATGTCTGTTTGATTACATGCTGCCATGATTGGTTTTTGTTTTTTTATTATTACTATTGTGGGCAACAAGTATCTAGTCTTCCTTGGATATCTAATATTGCTTGTTGTATATCAATTACTTGTCCTTGTAAGACTGTAATTGCTGACGCTTGTTGTGCGTTTTCTTCTTCTAATTGAGTAACTCTAGTATTATTACTTTGTAGTGATAATACAATTGCTTCTAAAACAGTAGTCAAGTTTGTATTATCTTCTATAAATAAGTAAGTTATAGGCTCACTGTGTACGACACAATCTGTAGAGGTGTGTATTCCATTACATGGATCTACTACTCTATTTATTATTGGGCCGCTTGTTTGGCTACATGCTGTCATTTTTATTAAGGTGTTTGTGTGTTATCTAATAAGTATTGTAATAGCTCACCTAAAGTGTTTACTGGAGAGTTACATTGATCAGTGATTCCAGAAAGATCTACACAATCTGTAACTACTTTGTCACAAATAGCTTGTGTTTCTAATACAGACACTCTTTCTTTTAATGCACAGATTTCCTCTTCATACTTTAGTAATACATTTTTTACTATAGTCTTCCCGCCCTCTTGTACATAAGTTAAGCAACTGTCTCCTAATTCTGATAACTCGATTTCTGATTTTACTCCACCTACTACTTCGTATAAATCTTCTGTAGTTTCTTCAATGGTAATGCAATCTTGATCAACTAGGCTAGAGAAAGTTGGTACTTCCAATTCATAGTGTACACATGTTGCATAGTTTTTTTCTGCACATGTATGTTTAATTTTGTTTCCGCAGTTTTTCATTTGTTCTTGTTTTAAAATAATCTGTATTGGAATAGTATCCCCCAGTTAGACGGGTTGTTTTGCTGTATTGTATAAATTGCTCCAGCCCTTAACTTTTTATATTCTAGAAATATATCTCCTCTAAGAGTAGGTTGTTCTAGTGTAAGCTCTTTTGTTTGTACTCCTAAATAACTGTGAAGTTTTATTTTTTCAGGTGCATTCAAAATTTTATTTTGTTTGTCTATAATACTAGTTTGTTTAGATATTATTAGATCTTTTATTTCTGTTTGTTCTCCGAATAGCTTCTCCTTTGCTTGAAAGTTTACTATTCTGTCTTCTTGTAATTTAGATACTTGCTTTAAGGCATCGTACCTAACTAGGTCTGTAGCTACTGCTCTAGCTTGTTTTTCTGTAAGTACTACTACACTATCTTTCGTAACGGTCTGTGAAAAACTGCTGAAGCCCACTAATAGGAAGACTATCAATAACTTTAATTTCAACATATTCTTTTTCTTTAATGGTTTTTATTTTATTGACTATTAATGTATCTACTTCTGATAGACTGTCAATTTGTTTTCCTTTTCCTGCTGATATGGTTTGTAAGCTGTCAACTTCTATTTTTAGCTGTTTTGTCTCTTCCAGCAACTCTTTATTATTGTTGCTGGATAGTGAGACAATAATCCAAATTATGATGACAACTCCAGCTAACCATTGGTTTTTGATGAAGTTCATAATTTTTATCCTTTGATTTGTTTATAGAACTTGTTTGTTTGTACGATTCTATCTTCTAGTCCGTGTGTTCCTCCATTTACTCTTTTAGATACTCTAGTGATAGAGTCAGTTGTAACTGTAGTACATAATGGAAGTAATCCGTTTTTGTTGAAAAAGAATAATGCACTTTCTAAAAAGTATTTACCTCTTACAAGATCTGGGTTAGCTACACAGTCTTCTTTGATAAAAGCTGTAAAAGCTTTGTAGTTATCTTTGCCTGTCAATTGAAGAGCTCCTCTTCCACGAAATTTCCATCCTTCTCCAGACTTTTCATCTCCGTTACCCATTCTAGATGCGTAAACTCTGTTAGCTATTTTTTCTGGTTGTCTTTCATAAGCTTTAGCTAGTGCTTCTGTAGGGAAGTATTTTTTAAATATACCTAGTAACCCTTTGGCTCCGTAGTTTAAGTTCTCTACGTCAGCTGTAAATCCTCCTGACTCGTGGTGACATTGTCCTAGTATGTGTGCAAGTTGCTCATCTGAAACTTTCCACAATTCTTTCATTTTTGAAAATGAAGCTTTTCCTAAAATACCATCGGCTACTAAACCGTTAGCTGCTTGAAATTCTGCAATCTTTTTGCTCATTGTTTATTCTATTTTAAAGGTTAATCTTACTTCCTATTGTTATTGCGTAAGTCATAGGTACTTCTTTATTTGTGTTTCCTATTGTGTTTATTCCTAAGTTAGCTTTAAATCTTTGTGTTAGATTAAAGTCAAAATTGTTTCCTAAAATGTATACAACATGTTGGTTAAAAGTGGGCTTTTTTGCCGAAGTTGTATAAGATATTGGCGATCCTGATACAGCCACCATTGGAGATAAAGTTATCCTTTTAAATGGGAAAGGTCTTGTTATAAACGTTGTTCCTAAAGGGGACATTGTTACATCTTTACCAACATTTATGAAAGTTGCTCCTAAAGCATAACCAAATACCATTCCTTTCTTTAATAGGAATACGTCATTCATTCCTATGGATAATACTCTTGTGTCAAACATTAGCATTGCTGTTACGCTAAGTCCTGTTATTTTATATATTGAACCTCTTACGTATGTATGCCCTATAACTTCTTTACCTACTTTAACAGGTATCTTTCTATCATAGTTAAACAACATGTCTGTTTTAGATAATGATAAAGAGAACTGTTTTAGGTTACTCCATATCATTGCATTTGCACTATAAGATGTAGCTCCAGTCAATGAACTTTTTGATAAACCAAAAGATGCTACTTGATTAAATGAGCCATCTAGGTTTTGCATTGTCATGTAGTTGGCTGCAAGTAATACAGGTTGTACAGATTGTTGCTTTTTCTTATCTTCCTTCTTCTTTTCCTCTTTTTTTTCTTCTTCTTTTTTCTCTTCCTTCTTAGACTCAGACTTTGACTCTTCATTTTTGTCTTCTGACTTTGTTTCGGACTTAGCTTCAGTCTTTGTCTCTGCTTTTGTTTCAGATGATGAAGAGCTGCCACTTGTAGAAGTGGTGTTTGTGGTAGAAGTTGTTGCTGAAGGTACTGGTACAGAAGCTGCTGCACTACTAGCTGCACTTGCTGCTGCTGAGGCTGCTTGTGTTGCGGCCTGAGTAGCTTGTTGAGCTGTTTGCTGTACAACATTCTGAGTAGCTTGAGCACTTGAGCAAGGATTATATGTTGTCCACCATTGATAAGTTGCCTCTAACCAAGCTTGGAAAGCTCCTGATTGTACGTCATTATAACTGACGTTCATCGTCTTATTATAATAAACCACCACAGTTGTTCCTTGTATTGGTATTGTAAATACCTTAGTTTCTCCAGTACACTTATCGTAATAAGTTTGTGTAACAGTTTGACTATATGTCGCTGTGCTTATAAAAAATAATAGTATGTACAGGAATTTTTTCAATCTTAGTTTGTAAATATTTGTTTTTGAATCATTCTTTTAACAACCTTAGCTGTAGCACTTTCCAATGCTTTTTTAGTTGATGTCCCTATACTTGACTGATTAAATTTTACCTCCTCTAAATTTTCATTGTTTAGTAATGTAACTTCTCTTGTTGTTACTGCTTTTCCTAATCCAGATCCTGTCATATAAGTTCCAGATTGTGCATCTACCATTTTAACTTGTAGACCTAGCCTTGTTACTAGCTTATTTTTTACACCATCTTTTAGATTAATAGTCTCGTCTTCTGAAATAGAAAAGTCATATACTTCGATATAACAGAAGTATTTTGCTAAAACGATGTTTCCCTTCAGTTCTATCTTTTCTGTTGATATACCCTTCTGTGAGGCTTTATACTGAGCTATCATTCTTTGTTTAATATCATTCTTAGTTTCTACAAATTCAAATCTGAATGTTTCTTCTAAGTATGCTACAACTATGTTTGTCAATCCTAGTCCTACACGATAGTCCCCCAACTCTGGATACTGCTCTATTACCTCCTTTGATACTCCAATATCTAACAATGCTACTGGTACAGGTTTTCCGTTATATTCTGGTAAAGTGTATATTGATTCTTTGCCTTCAAAACCTGCTTGGTAATCTTCAGTAGATGTCTTACCTATCACTTGTGCTGATGTTGTAAATGATATAAGAAGCAGTACTGCTGTTATTAATTTTACCATTGGTGTCTTTTTTTTACTTCTTTTGGTAATTCCCAACCTTTTTTGTGACCGACTACTTTATAGTAAATAAGTCCCCCTATAAAAGATAATGCAAACAGCTCTGGAAAATTAACTAGTATTGAAAATACGCTTATAAATACTACTGCTATAAATGTTAATAGTTGTTCCATATTACCAAGTTTCTTCTTCTTCTTTTTTCTTTTTTTCCTGTGCCGGCTCTTGTGCTTTTACTGGTGCTGCTTTCTCTTTGATTATAATAGTTTTTCCAGCTGGTGCGGCTTGTTCCTGTTTTTGTTGGTTTGTGTTTGTAATATTAATAACTGGGGCAGGGGCTGGTGCAGCAACTTCCGTCTTAGCTTCCTCTTCTCCACCTGTTAATTTATTTGTTACAAATGTACCAACTCCTATTGTTACAGTACTAACTAATCCTATAAGGATGTTCTTAATTGAGTTTCCTCCTTGTTCTTCGCTCATAATAAATTGATTAAGGTTTTACCTATTTGTTGATTATTTGAATTGTATAAATGAAGTTCATAAGAACTTCTTGGTAATGCTTTTGTGTAAACATTTAATAAGTTGTCTCCTGCTTTAGCTTCTACAGTTTCTGAAGAAACAGTTTTTCCAGATAAGTCCACTATTTTAATTGTTACTTTATCTGCTGCCTCTAACCTAACATTCATTCTTGCTTCTGTTGTTACAAAGTTAGAAGCTAGTTTTATCCCCACGGTGTTTAGTCCTAATTCTAATGGTACAGATGAAGTGGGGATATCTGTAACTGTGTCCATGTCTGAGCATGAAAAAATTAATGTGAATAGTGCAATACCTGTGAGTACTCTTTTCATAGTTATTTTATAGTTAAGTTTACTTTGTTAGCTTTTGTGTCTACGGCTTCTGCAAAGTATGTGAATATTAATCCTGATGTGTTAATCAATGTCACTTTTGGTGTAAAGATTAACTTGTATGGTGTTCCTTGTTTTATGGAAGAATTACCTGATTTATCTAGAGAACCAAATGTTACTATGTTTTCTTTGTGTGTTGAAAAATTTGTAACTGTATTACCCGTATCGAATGTTATATCATCTAGCTTTAACTTGCTGTCGTCATATCCAATTTTGTACTCTGCTCCTGCAAGTGATTCGGCATTTAATCCTATAGTAACAACAACCTTTCCGTTTACTAATGATGTATTAATTGATGTATCTGCTTTTGATACAATCTGTGGTACTACGCTAGATATGGATAATCCTTTGCTTGATGCACTTGTTGTACTAACTACTAGTGGAGATGAATGAGAAAAATCAAGATCTCCTCCCCAAGCATAAGATAAGTTATATACTTCTGCATCTGCTACCGGTGTAATGTTGTTTGGACCAGTCATATTAGAAAATGTTGCTGTAGGTCCTGATAAAAACTTTACGGGTTTTGTCATATCTTTTGTAGGAAGCATAAGCCCTTGTACACTAGATAAGTCAATTCCCATTACTGTAGCAAACAAATAATAAGCATCTTGGCTATCAAAGGACTGATCTTGTGTTACATTGGCAATCCTGCTTTCTAAGCTTGTGCTAAATTGTGCATCTGTATTGTTTATGCCTCTGTCGTTTAGTGCCTTAAAAGCTTTATAAGCATCCGTCACAGTTATGATATTACTTGGTACGTTTTGCCCCCAAGCAGGGTTTACCATAACTAGGTATTGTTTATTTTTTTCTAGCTTGTCTGTCAAAAACTCTCCAGATGAATCTAACGGTCCTATAGCAACTGGTTGAGGATTGGTTGACCAATCAACTGTGCCTTGTGCGTTAGTAGCCATAACTTGTACATTATGTTTTGTTATATCATACCCAGCAGGAAAAGCTACCTTAAACTTAACGCTGGACACTAACCTTGACACATTGTCCAAGCTTAGCCACAATACATTAGATCCAATGCTAGTTACAGCTGTGTTATTTCTAGTTGTAGCATAAGCTAAATGTAACTTGTGTACATTTTTAAAGCTTGTGTTATCTTTTATTCTATATTTTTGTGTAGCTATTATGCCTGATATACTAGCGTCTGCTCTTTGTATAGACAGTTGAGCTACATTCCAGTCATTGTTTTGTGTGTAATTCCATCCTCCAGAATTGTATTGTCTTAATAATTCTCCAACTCCTATTTGAGGATTTGGGTTAAATATGTAGTTATTCCAGTGAGTATAGAAAGTTTGTGTACTCTGACCTTGCGTAAAAACTGTAGAGTTTGGTATCATCTCTAAGTTCTTGTTGTTATAGTCGTATCTAAACCAAATGTAATTTACATCTAAATTTGATGGGTTAAGCCTGTATTCTAATGTTATAATATCGCCTACCTTGTAAGGACCCGGCTCTAGTATTGTTTGATCAATTATAACTTGACCAAATGAAAATATTGGTATTAGCAATAAAAGTGTTATAAGCTTTTTCATATTTTTAATTTGTCGATAATTTGTTCACAGACTTTCTTAAGTGCTGATGAAACGTTAGTTTGAGAAAACTTACCTCCTTGATCTATAATAAGTGTAGCTGTTGATACTGACTTTGCTTGACCTTTTGCTACAACTGTTTTTATTTCTTTTCCTTGTGTGATTATCTTACCTTGTGCTATTATTTCTGTAACCTCTAAGTTGTTAGCATATAATGCTATTTGCATATTGGTGCTTTTAACATCGAAGTAAAGTATGTCTATTCCTATAGATTTTTCAGCACTAGGTAATAATTCATATCCTCTCTCTTGTAATATCTCCTCTAATATATTTTTTATACCAAAGGCTAAGTCTCTGTTTCCAGATAATGGGCCTATCTCTATTTTATTATTAATAGGCCCTATACTTATCTCTTGTGAAAATGCTATAGAAGATATCAACATAAAAATTATTAATGCTGATCTTTTAATCATTACTCTTCTGAATCCTCTTTTTTAGAGTTGATGAACTTATCAACAGAACCAAATCCAAATGCTCCTAAGCAAAGTACAAGGAATGCGTTAAATATAAATTCATTTACAATTAGGTCTTTTCCGAAATAACCTGTAAGTACATCTGCTGCTGCAAATCCTACCATTACTAAAAATGCTAAAAATCCAATAAGGCTTTTCTCATTTATTTTATTTTCATCATTAAATAATTCTTTCATAGTGTTATAGTTTAGTTGTTTGTTATTTACCTTGACCTCTATTTAACTTCTTATAGTTCTTAGAGTTTTTTGAAAGTGAGGTTTTTGACTTAGCATGTATTCCAGGTCTACTTACTTTCTTTTTTTCTACTTTTATAGATTCTTGTTTTACCTTTGCCATTTGATTATTTTTTTAAGTGTTCTGAATTAAAATCCAAGGTTAGTTAATTTATTTTTTACTTGATCTTTTTTAATTAAAAATTCCTCTTCTGTTATTTCAGTAAAGAAACCTTCTTGTACTTTAGCTACAGTCATTAAACCATATGTGCTTTCATCTAGTGTGCTACATATTACTCTATCTCCATTAGGGTCTTCCCATATTGATAATGCTTGTTTTGTATCGCTATCAATTTTAATTACTCCTGTTTCTGCTTTTAGATATATTATCATAATTTATTTTTTTATTATTGAATAGCTCCACCTCCGCCACAGTCATACAGACCTAATTGCCAACAAGGGCTTGAAGTAATAAAACAAGGATCTCCTGGATAAGATTGGCAGAAATATGTTCCTCCACAACCACATGCTGGTGAGTCATACTGATAGCTGTAGTAGTATCCGCAGCTTCCGTTATGATACATATATACTAATGTACATCCATCGCAATATTGTGTGTAGTATTGCCAAGCAGGAGGACAGTTTGTGTAGCACCAAAACTCAGACATAGAGTCTGGTATACTCTTTCCAGCAAGGCTGCTTAGTGCCCTAAGTGATCCGGTTCCAGTACCTAACTCTGATCTAATTTGAGATATGCTTATTGTTCCGCTGCAAGGTAATGGCATAATTTATTATATTTGTGGTGTTGTTGTATTTGCCCAAGGAGAAGGTACAGATTCATACTTAGGGTTTATTTGAGCTTCTATGCTTTTAGTAATTGTTAATTGCATATGAGCTATATCCGCTACAGCTTCTAACCAAGATACAATGTTCTCTGGTTGCAATTGTGAAAATGGGATGTAGTTTTCTGTATCTTCCGGTAAAGGCATAGGCGTTGCTCCTGGAAAAGTAGATCTAACACCATTTTCGTTTGTTCCTACGTAGTTGTATCTAACTCTTGTAACAACTTGTTCAAGATTGCCTAATACTGGGGCTATCTCTAACTTCATTGTATCATCTGTTAAAAATTCAAATGTTATTGCCATTTTACTTATTTTTTTAATTCGTTAACTAATTTTTTTAGTTCCTCTATTTGTGTTTGTTGTTCTTTTATTGCCTCTATTAATACTGCTGTGATATTCCCATAAGCTACGTTATACATACCATCAGTATCTTGACCAACAACTTCGGGTAAAACTTCTAAAGTTTCTTGAGCAATAACTCCTACCTTTCTTTGTTTATCATCTGAGTCAATCCTGTTGTAGTATACCCCTCTCAAAGATAAAACTTTGTCTAATGGTTTTTCAATTGTAATTATATTTTCTTTTACCCTTCTATCTGAGTATGCTGTAACGTCTCCTGTAGCAATCGCATTACCAGAGTCATCGCATCTTAATCTCCATCCGCCTCCTGAGGTTAAAAAGCCTATGTTATTTGATGTGTCTGCATATACATAGCCTCTTAATGTGGAGTTGTGGTTAGATCTAAATTGTAATTCTATATTTCCACCGCTGCCTGTTATAGTCCAAGCACTTGAACTTTGTGCATAAAAATGAACTCCATAGTCTTGATTATATATACCTTGATTACCATAGTTTCTAAACCAACCTCTGGCGTAAACATTGTTTACATCCCATATATCAGTATAGTTTTTATACATTGCTCCATATTGCCACATGGTGCTACCGCAATATATCCCTGATGGGTGCCATGATGCAGCACCTGTTCCACCTACGTTACCATTACCTTGATATTGGTATGCAAGCATAGTATTTGTATTACTAGTACTTGCTGGATCTACATAATAGCCAGTATTGTTGGAGTCGTAGAAGATAGGTGATCTAACAGACCCTATTGATGTCATATTAAACGATTGATCTAATCTCCACCCATTTGTACCGTTATGAAAACCTATATCGTTATTTGCTTCATTTCCAAAATAACCAAAAGCCCACGCTCCTGTAAAATCAGTTGTACTTCTTACCCATCTTAATCCACCCCAAGTACTTTGACTTGGCATAAGAAATGCAATACCTTCGCCATAAGATTCAGACTTGGGTCTAATCCAAACGTTACCATTTAAAAATGCCGCTCTAGTCCCATTACTAGCTGGATCAATATAATAAGTTGTGTCGTTTGAATCATAAAATATAGGTGCTCTTAAAGAAGTTAAAGCCTGCACATTTCCAACTGTATCAATAGTCATTACACCTTGATTGCCGCCAACAGTCCATCCAAATGGTCTATCTTGAGAATAGTTTAATAAATATCCACCTCCTCCAGCTCCGCCTCCACCTAATGTAACCCCATACTGTATATAAGCAGACTTAGTAGTGCTTACTGTATCATTAAATTGTATATATGGATAAGACGATGTCATAAATAATGCACCACTCAAAGTTCCCCCTGTTAACGGAAGCTTTGTATTATCTGTTCCACTTACCGTCCAGCTTCTATTAGCTGATAGATCTTGTGTTGTACCATTAATAGTTATTGTTCTTGCTGAAGGTACATAACCAGCTGAAGCATGGTTGCCCCAACTAAATGCTGTATTCCAATTTAACTTTTCTGTCGTAGTTATGCTTTTTACATGTGCTGGAACTGTTGGATCAGTTTCTGTATAAGAAGAAATATAACCAGCAGGGTTTGATGAATTATAAGGTGTATATCCTAAAGCCCCTGTAACATCTCCTGATGTCAAAGTGATTGCTCCAGTCCTAGTATTAAAACTAGTTACTCCTGATGCTATAGTCCAAGACCTGTCTGCTGACAAGTCAAATGTAGTACCATTTATTGTTAATGTTCTTGCTTGTGATACAGGTGTATAGCCTAATACAGATGGTATTGTTTTATTTCTCCATAAATTAACTGGTGCACCTTCAAATGCAAGTATTTCATTTCCTGAAGGAGTGGTGGTTTTTAAATCTACATCATGTATTTCATTAAGCTCGAATCCATTTTGTACTTTAACAAATATCTCACCATTGTTATTATTTACTCTGGTAACAATACCTATAAATACTAAATGTGCTGGAGCGTATGGTTTGTTGGCTAATCCGTATATAAGACTACCATTTGTACCCAACCATACAGGATCACCTGCATTAGCTGTACTTGTATCTAATCCTGCTAAAAGACCTTCTGCCACAACGTTGCCAAAACCATTAGCTGCAACTGTTGATGTCATTAGTCCCATTGTTTTAGAAGAGGTTGCTTCAGATGCATTTGAAGCTAGGCCGACAATCATATTAGTACCGTCTGCTCCTGTTACGTAAACAGCTTGTCCTTTATTGATAGCAACACCTGCTTTTACTTGGTGTTGTATATTAGATGCTACTCCAGGAGCTACGCCTAAATCAGACAACATTTCAGAACCTGTTCTATACTTAACAACGCCAGCATCGGATACAAGAAATTTATCTGTATCTGACGTAGCGTTGGCTATATCACCAATTGTGGCGTTACCTTTTATATCAAGGTTTGAGTATATTTTTTGAGACATCTATTGGTTTTGTTTGTCTGTTAGTCAATAAGTTGTACCATTGCAATTACTGCATTTGGTGGAGTTGATACGAAAGTTACTGTAACATCATTTGAAGATGTTCTTACAATATCAGCGTATAAAGTCTCGTAAGTAATTGTATCGTATAATTGTACTATTACATTTCTTGAGCCTAAGTTGTGAGTTACTACTTGTGCTCCAGAAGTGGCTGTTAAAGTTGTTGTGTAAGAATCTTGGGTGGCATCTGGTCCAACTGGTATGTTATAATAAGTTGTTCCGTCATTTGTAAACTGCCATCTATCTGTAGCTTCGTTCCATATAACTGAAACATTTGCAGAGCTGCCTCTTTCTACTTCAATACCTCCATTTTCAGTTGGTGTTCCGGTAGCATTACTATTTAATGTAATAATATTATCAGCAAGTAAAATAGTTTCAGTATTTACAGTTGTCACTGTTCCTGATACTGTTAAGTTTCCACCTATTACTAAGTTGTTTGTGATGGTTACATCATCAGGTAATCCTATAGAAATTGTAGTGCCAACTGCTCCAACAGTTATTTCGTTTGGTGTTCCTCCAATAAATATGCTATCTGTAGTAGAATCATTACCTATTAAGGATAACAAAGCTCCGCTTAATTGCCCAACTACTGATAAATCATATGTTGTGTTTGTATCTACAACGGTTTCTGTTCCTGTTGTAACTCCTGTGACGTGTCCAAACGTATCAAAAGTTAATCCGGTAAGATAAGTTCTCCCAGATGCGATAACGTTGCTTACAGACGATGTATCAGAGTGAGATATAGTGACGTTTCCAGTTGCTGAAGAAACAGTTATTCCATTTCCTGCAATTACAGAATTTACTAAATCAAGTGCGTCTATGTAATCATAGACTAAGTCTGATGTTACTAAACCTGCTCCGCCATTTGCTATACTTGGTGCAATATTTATTGCTAAGGATACATCTCCAGATGTTCCGCTAGTTACTACTAGTTGTGGTGTTGTTGAGACTACGCTTGTTATGTCTCCTACTGGTGTCCAAGTGGAACCATTGTGTATATAAAGTTTTTTATCCCCTATTGTAGAATTGTAATAAATTTGTCCTTCTACTCCTCCTGAAGGAGCTGTTCCTAGTGGATGAACTACAGCGTTTTGTAGTTGATTCTTACTAAGATCTATGTGGGTTAAAAATTTCATTTGTTTTTATGTTTTTAGTTTAAGTATGCTCTTCCTGAGAAAGATGCTTGAAATCTTACTATTACTTTGTCTGGAGATTCATATTCTATATCTCCTATTACCATATTATTACCTGAGTCTACTACAGTTACGCTAACGTATTTATTTAGGTTATGTACTATCTCCCAAGTATTTGATGCAGACAACTGGATATACTCAAAGTTTTTATCGCCTACTGTATTTCCTACTTCATCATTTAGTGGTACTGGGACCCCGTTTAAATCTGTAATATAAGTTTTTACATCTGAGTCAGGTGTCTCTTTTACATAGTACACTGTATTAGGCCTTGGGTACTGTGGTAGTTCAACTACCTTGTAATGCTTTACCTCTGAATTAGCAGCCATAGTGTTTTTATTTTTTAAAAAGGATTACCATTCTAATTCTCCCCAAGCACAACAGCTAGAGATATCATCACTGTTATCATATCCGTAAGGTATATCATAAACTTTGTGATCCTTCATTTTTAATTTATGAGGTCTTTTTTCTAATTCCCCGTTTATTTTTTTACTTACCCATTCGATTAATTCACATTCATCCGTACATAGGATGTTGTAGAATAACTGATTATGTCTAAGCTTTTCTTTATCCGGTCCTTCTCCTACACCAAACCTTTTACTAATATAGTATAAGTCTGCTGATCTTAGTATCTCTTCCTCTGCCTTATCATAATAGGCTTCTTGGGATAGATATAGATAGTTTTGTTGTCCTGCCATGTTTAGATACAGTCTTTACAGTTACCGAATGATTTTAATTCTTCTCTTGCTTCGTTAAAAAATCTATCTGCTTTTACAAAGTCTCCCAATTTTGCGTGAGCTTTGGCTACTTTTATTAACCAATCAATTTCGTAGATTTTATCTCTGAAGTTTTTGTCTGACTTAGAGTATTCAAATCCGTGTTTTACAACCATCTTTGAAACTTCAAGTTCAATCCTATCTGTTTTTAAATAATATTTTGTGGCTTCAAAATTTGAGTATCCACTTTTTACCGTTATTGTGTAAACACCATCTGGTAAGTCTCCGTACACCTCATCTTTACAATCCCCTTTTAAACAAGTGATTCCTAGATTGTGGCTATTTAGAGATGTGATTGCATTTTTTTTATAAGAGAATACTAAGGCTTTTTTTGAGCCTGGAAGTATTACGTCTATAGTTGCAGGTAATATTTCTGCGTGTACCCAATCACTGCTGTCACCGACCCATAGTGTCTGAACTGTTGATTGTATTACATCAAAGTCTATTTTTATTTCTCCTACTATCTGTGACATTTTATATTTATTTTGTTATTTCTTGAATATCTTCTTTAAATTCTTTTGTTCTTTTTAGAGCTTCTTTTACCTTACTAAATATGTTGATATTAAACGCTTCTTCAAAGTTCTCTTTCATACTAAGCATCTCAATAAAAATTATTATTATTGCTACTACCTTTGTAAAAAAGAATTCTATACTAAACCATATTTTAAAAAACTCTCCTAGTAAAAATTTGTCCATTGTAAATATCAACAAAACTGCTGCTTGGTATAATACAAACTTAGAGACTATATGGCTGGCCCTCCTTGAGGTTAATTTTTCTTTTTTTGTTATTGCTTTAGATATTCCAAAGATTGTATCTAATGCTATTGCAACTGCTACTGCAATTAATATTCCCCCCACTGGGGTAAAAAACATTATAAGGGATGTTGCAATATAAGCTATGAACTCTTTCATGGTCAAGGCAATGCCCCCAAAATAGTCTTTCATTTTCTATTTTATTATAATGTTGTAATTTTTTTAATATAAAAAAGGAGGAGTGTTTTGCTCCTCCTTTTTAAAGTTTAATCTATCTTTACTTTATTAGTAACAGCTAGTACATCCGCTAGCTGCTGATGCCATGTTGTTACCCATGTTAGTAAATTGTCTTATCTGTCCATTGTAGTTAATGTTAAATGAACTAGGTAATTGGAACATTGGTGACCAACTTATACCATTAGTGCTACAGAAATTGTTTCCATCTAATGTACTAAATGCTACTGAGCTTCCTCCGTATGTACAGATGTAATCAGTAGTACCTGTTGAATAAGCTCCAAACAATGTTGGTGCAGTTGTACTAGATGATGCTGTAGTTGTAGTTGTGTTTGAACTAGCCGGGTAAGCTTGTACAGTTGGTAATCCAGCTGCTGTAGCTAATTGGTTGATCAATGCTTCAACTCCTTGGTATTTACAAGCATCTACTAAGATGTGGTAATCAATGTTTTCAACAACCTCTCCTGAGAATGATTGAGCAAAACGATTTGTTCTGATTCTGATAGAGTAATCTACGTATTGTACTGTTGGTTTCAAGTGTGATTCTTGACCTAATACTAATTTACCGTAGTTGTTACCTGCTAATCTTTGACGATTTTCAAAGTATACTCTAGTACGCTCTTCTAAGTCATAAAATTGACCTCCTACTGCTTCTGGTTCAGTTGCGATTGAAAGTAATTTTACATTGAATCTTCCGTTAGATCCCATTTTGAATGACTCTGAAACAAGTCCAGGAGCTGCATTTGCAATAGAGATTCTTGTAGAAGAGTAAACGAATGGTAACTCATCTCTGTATTCTTCTGATCCAGCAAAGATATTTACTTTACCTTTCAAGTGAATACCCATAGCACTCATTCCATTGTATTGTACTGGTGCTGCTTCCCAACTTACAAATTCGTAAGGTGCTGGTGCTTCTGCCAAGAATAAATCTCTTAAGATTGGTGAACACTCTTCTGAAACAATGTTAGATAATACTGTAGTAGTATAAACTGTTTGACATGCTTGAGATTGTCCTGCAGTGATTGCCAATTCTGGGTAAGCTGCTTGAAGTGCCTCTAACTTATCTTCTCCACATTTGTCATCTGCTAATTGTAAAGTAAAAGTTTTAGCTACTGCTGTACCAACTTCGCCTGCAGTCCATGCGATGTTTGTTACTGTATCTGTACAATCAGGAGATCCTGCACAATCAGAGTCTTGAGAAGACAAAATTTGAGCAAATGATGCCAAAGATGTATTTGATGGTGCTAAGATTACATATTCAGAAACACCTCCAATAAACTCTTCTCTTTTTACTAAGTGAGCTGGGTATTGTGCTTGAACTAATCCTAATGCACTTGCATTACCTGCGTCTTGTACTTTTAACTTGAAGAAAGTGTATGCAGTACCTGTTACAGTTTGTGGGTTTGAGCTATTTACTGGAGTAATGTCAATGTACTCAGTAATAGGAACTCCTCCTAATAAAGTTACTTGTTTCAATCTTTCAACACCTTCTTGAACAATTTTCTCCATGTTAACAGATACCATTTGTCCTGGGATAGCGTTTGGTGCTTCTAAGTAAAGTTTTACTGTTACTTTTGCTTCTGGGTAACCCAACATACCAATAGCTTCTCCAGCTAATGTAATGTCGATAACTTCATTATCCCCAGGTTGTAGGTTTAATCTTGTATCGTAGTTAATCCCATCATAACCGATGATAAACTCATCTACTGATACTCCTAACTTTGGTGCGTTAACTTTGATGTCAACAATTTCTGAAAGTTTGAAAGGCATAGATGAATATGCTTTGTTAGATTGAGAACGAGTTGGAGTTAAAGGTGCGATACCCAATTTCAATTCGAATAATCTGTCTTTTGGAGTTGCTGGGAAAGTATTTACTACTGCCATACCTAATGCAGATGGAGTAGCTCCTTTATCAACAATACCAAACTGACCTTTTGCTAATCTTGTAGAGTAGCCATTACTCATTACTGAACCTTCGTTAGTAACAAATAAGATTGTTTGTGGTGCGTGACTTGCCATTTTTAATTTTAATTTAGTTAATTATTGTTTTTGTTATTATACTTTTTGTAGTGCTCTTTGCATATCTAGTTGATAAGCAGGATCAGAGCTATTACCTTTGAATAAACTTGCAGCCATAGATATTATTCTATCTACAAATCTATCATCAAATTCTGGGTTATTTTCCTCGTTAAAAGGGCTTTCTGGATCATCTTCTACTATTGTACTAATTTGTACTGGGTATCTGTAGTAAGATAAAAATAATTCATCGTGTGTGAAACAATCTTTGTAAGCGTGTAAGCTGTCTGATGTGATTGTAAATGGTGCCTCTCTAGCTAAGAAGGATGGCTTATTAAACTCGTCTTGTAATATCTCTACCTTGTTATCATCTTTTAATTCAAAAAGATTTATCTTCTGGTCTTTACAAGTACTGTTTGAGCCCTTTGAGTAGGCTGATGAAATGTCGAAGTAATTGCTTGGGAGCTTGAAAGTATCTGCAAACTCAACAGATTGATGCTTTTGTATCTTGTGGTTAGATACTAAGATTTTTTGGATGTATCTTAATTCATCGTTCTTTTTATTGTCTAAGATGTATTCTACCATCTTATTCTGGGCTTCATTAAATAAGACTACGAATCTACCTCTATCTCCTGCAACATTTGAATTTTCAAAGTTGTCATTAACTTTTATCTGAAACTTTATATAAGCTTGTTCTGTAGTCATTTTTTAAAAAATGGGGGGTTAAACACCCCCCGTATTTAATGTTATTCTAAAAGTGTAGTAAACAACTGTTTCAACTCTTTGTCTTCTTTGATTTTTCTAGCAGCATTTTTCCAACCGCTTTCAATAAAGACATCGTCTAACCAGATTTCTCCTTTTTTATTTTTTACTTTTCCTTTTAGGTAAAATTCTTTTAATTTAGAATGGATGTAAATCTCTTCTTCTCCAGCTTCAGTTTGATACTTTTCAACTGTGTCAATAAAGACTTTATCATTTTGGAACTTATCTTCTTTAGATTTAATAAAGTTTCCAAAAACTGTATACAATACTCCGTCTTCTGTACCATTGTTAGCACTGATTCCTAAGTAATCTAATACTCTGATTAGTCCTTCTCTATCTGATCCTAATAAGTTGTAGAATAAAGCAGATGCTTTAGCCTGTCTCATTTCTTTTTCAGCCTCTCTAGATATAGAACTATCTTTATCTACAATGCAGTACATTGAAATAGGTTGCTTAAATTCTGGATGAGATTCCATGTGTTTAGGTGTTACTCTTCTGTGGATAAGTAACAAATACAACTTTAGCAAGTCTTCTGCTTTAGCTGTATCAAATATTTTACCTCTCTGCAAATCAATTCTAAAAGAATCCCAAAAATGGTTATTGTTAGCAGTGTGGTCTAAAACATCTACTCCTTTTTCTGCCTCTATAGGCTTAATAATGTTTTCTTTTATAGATTTCAATGCTGCAACTCTTAGGTCTACAGGTATAGCTCTCATAAAAGATGAAGAAGTTGGGTATAAACCTGTATCCCAAATACCTCTTTCTCTATCAAATACTGCTCCTGGAAAAGTGTCTACAACTGTATCACTTAATACTTTAGTTGTGTTAAACTCTTTAAAACCGTCTGGTGCTGATGTATCTAACTTTTCTTTTATCTCATATAATGTATCTTTCTTGATCGCAAAATCATAGATGTTTAAGATAACATTATCTGTTACTTTGGGCTTTATTGCCATGTGTCTTAATTTTTGGTTACTTAACTTTTTTCTGTGTTGGGTTGCATTCTTTTGGTTGGTTTGTTCTGCAAAATTACAAATAAATATTGGATTCTGCAAATTCGTTAAATTTCTTACCCCACCGATTAAGATGGGGCAAGATTATTTAACTATTTATTAGTTGAAGCCTTTTCTTCCAGCTTCGTCTAACTCGATCATAACGAAACGAGTTAAATCTCTTACGTGAATATCTGCGATATTAAATGCCCAGAATTCTTGTCCGATTTGTTTCATTGAAGACATAATATCTCCAGCTTTTCTGTAATCGTAACGTCCGTTAGTTGTACCCCAGTAGCACATTTCGCCTTGTGGTTTAACTAAGTAGATGTTAGCTCCAGAGTTACCACCGTCTACTAAAGTAGCACCTGCTGGTAAAGCTTTGTTGTTAGAGTACATTTGATCTTCAACATCCCAAATAACCATTGAGTAAGCAGTTGGTGATAAGTTCTCTGGGTGGAATCCACCTGCCAAACGATCAACACCTTCCATCATGTTCAATGATGTATCCTCTTCGATTTCAACACTTCCGATTCCAGGAATGAAAACTTTAGTGAAACGAATTGGCACATATTCCAAGTTAAATGGATCTTCTCCACGAACTGGGTTAGGGATAGTTCTAGTAGTACCTAAGAATGTATTTAATGAAGCATTTTGTGCATTAACCTCGTCAGAGAAAATCTCTAAGATGTTTTGGTATGCATATTTACCACATTTGAATTTCAAACGTCTTTCAACATCTTGTTTGAATGGGTTAATACGGAATACATATTCTGCAGCTTCTTTCAAGTGATCACGAGTGATTCCACCTGGACGACCATACTTAACAAGTTTTCCACGTCTCAATTGGTGCCATAAACCTTCGTTTAATCTAGCAACTCCATTTGAATCACGAACTGTAGCAGCACGTTGGAATAAAAGTTTTTGTGCAGTCAATCTTTCAAGTTCTCTCATTGTTAAGAACTCCATTGTTGCTCCAATTTTTGCATTTTTCATGTCTGGAACTTTCTTACCACCTTTAGTGATTAAGTTAGTCAAGACAGCGTAATCATTACCACCAAATTCTGATTGCAATTTATCTAAATAAGCTTTAGATTGAGCATCAGCTCCAGAGAATGATTTAGAGTCAGCCATACCTGTGATGTAAGCCTCAACTCCTGATGCAGATCCTAAACGGAATTCACATCTCATTGTTCCAACTGTGTCTGGTAAATCAAAGTGAGAGAAGTTAGTACCTCTTTCTCCTAAGATAGCGTGACCAACTTTAAAGTATTGGATACCTTTTGCCAAGTTAGATGCTAAGAACCAAGTGCTCTTATCGTTATCTGCTAATTTAACAGTGTGCTCAAAACCTTCTCCTACAGCTACAACTGGCTCTTCTCCAGAAACAATAATTTGTTGTCCGTAGTATTTATCGTTAGATAAAACGTCTCCTGTTGTGTAAGCTCTGTTCAATACAATTTTGAAAGTACTTCCGTCAACACCTGGATAAGCTTGAGATGATGTGTCACGAGTTGTGTAACATCCTTTGTACTCTTCTACAGCGATGTCGTAAGTAAATCCACCGTCCCATCCATTTACTTCTAGGATAGCTTTGTTTTGCAATAATTCTCTAAGAATACCGTAGCTTCTTACAGCTTGTTTACCCCATAAGTTCATCAAACCTAAGTGATGTTTGTTTGGGTCTTCTTTGTACCATGAGTAAAGTGAAGGTAAGTCTTGTGCACCACCAATAGAAGAAACTGTTTTCTTATCTGTGAACATTATAACTTGGTCTCCATTTACAACGAAAGGAATGTTTTGTTGTGTTACCATTGTTTAATTTAATTTAATTTTTGTTTATTGTTGTTAATCGAAATTCAAAGTTTCCAGTGGTGAGATAGGAGTAGTCTCTTCTTTTTTGCTTCTCTCTACTCTACTGGTGTCTTGTACTATTCTAATCTTTTTAAGATTATCTAATTGTACATTTTTCTTTACTTCTGAAGTTACTCTTTTTAAATAAGTTTCCTTATCTAACATAAATTGAATAAGTTCTTTTGCTTTTTTAGGATCATTCATCCACTCTTCGTAGATATCATCTATTTCAAAAGATCCGTTTTCTGTTTTCTTAGTTGCAACATCTGCAAATTTTCTAGCTAAGCTTTCAGAAACACCGTCTTGTTTTAGATCTGCTAATAATCCTTTTTTATACTCTTTTATTCTTGCTTGCTCTTTTTCTTGATTAGCAATAAGTTCTTGCTCTTTAGCTTCTAAATTTTTGTAGAATTGATCTCTTTGGTATTGCACAATCTTTTGTGCTTTTACATCTAATGTAAGATCTTTTTTAGAAGACTCTACTAAAGCTTTAGTCTCAGAAGGGCTGTGTCCTAATACTTGTTTGTAGTACCAGGCTAATACGTCTGCATTGTGGTCATCGTTATCCTCATCATAACCTTGGAAAGGCTCCTCTAAAGTTTCAGGGTTTTCAAATAAAGCTTTTGCTAATTCTAAATCCCCATTCTTAACGATACTAATAAGACGTTTTTTAACTTCGTCTAATCCATCTACTTCAATATACTTTGATTTAAACTCTTCTTCTTTCTGATCCTTAATGGCTCTTTCAAGATTTTTAAAAGTCTCTTTGTCTACAGAATCTAACTCAGATAGTAACTTTTCAGTTCCATCCTCTGTTTCGATAAGTACGTCTTCCCATTCTCCAGAATCTAATTTGTCTTTAATTATGTCAAAGTATACACTACTTGAATTATCAAAAACTATTTCTTCTTTCTTAGGCTCCTCTTTAGCTTTACTTTTAGTCTCAACCTTTTTCTTATCATCTTCCTTATCAGTATCCTCTGTATCTATTGGATCAATATCTACCTCAGGCTCTTCCTCTCCATCTTCATTAAGATTAATGTCGATATCTGGTTCGGTAATTACTTGTTCTCCATCTAAGGAGAAATCGTTCATTTCTAATAATTGTTCAAATGACAGCTCTTGTTGGTTTTGTTCTGTTCTCATTTTCTCTGCAAAATTAATGGTTTTTTTTGGATTGGCAAAATTAGTTAAAATTTGCCTTTTTTATACTTCTGTTGTTAAATTATATTTAATTAGTTAAACAATCTTTAATTCTTGTTTATCTCTGCAACATATCGATCATTCATCATCTGACGATCTTTCTGCTCTATTTGCTTAAGTTTTATCTCTAAGTCCCTACCAATACTATCAGCTTTTTGTGATGCTTGCTGTTCTTGTAAGGCTAGCTTTCTATTATTAGCTTCTATGTCGCTGCTAGTTTTAACTTCTTTTAAAGCCATATCTGCTTGTGCACTTATGTTCTTGAATGACTGTGCGTCTGCCTGCTTATCTGCAGCACGACCTTGAGCTTGTATCTCTTCTCTTAGGATACTTGCTTCTCTGTCTTTCTGACTTTCTGAAGCTTTAAAGGCTCTCTCTTTATCCTTATCCATAGTCTGTGCTTGAATTTGCTTATCTGCCAACTCTTGCTCATGTGCTCTTTGTGCTTCTATTTCTTTTTGCTTTTCTGCACGTCCTTTTTTACCTATGCTAACAAGCTCTACTATTGTGTCTGCTGAGAATAACTCTGCGTAATCAAGTAGATCGCTTCCTAAAGTATTCATGTTTAATAGGGCTTGTTTCATTGTTTCAAGCTCTCTACGTTTCTTAGGATCATTAACAGGAAATACTCCAATTCTTCTTAATGGAAAATCTGGATCAGACAAGTGCATAAAAATCTTATCACCGTCTGAGTTAGAAAATACAAAATCAACATCTAGATACTCTTTTTGGCAGTACTGTGCTATTGATAAATGTATTTCCATAGCTTTTCTTCTAGCTACAGCCATTGTGTTAAAGATGTCGGCTGTTTGCATATAAGAAGCTTCTGTACCTTGTTTTACTCCAGTAGCAGTTTCGTAAACGCTTGGTTGTCCTAATCTCTGAGGAGTTATACCTATTTGCTCTAAAGCTTTTCTTTGGTAGTACTCAGATAATTGAATTCTACTATTTATTTGCTTATCAAATGATATATCTTGAGTCATAAATGTATTCATTTGACCATTAGCCCCAGCCATGTTCTGCTTAGTTGTATCTAATGGAACAAGTCCTACATCTTTTGCTAAATCTCTAAGTTTCTCTAGTGACTCTTCTATTGTACCATGATCTTTGTATTCAGATGGTAAGAAGTTTATATCAAACAAGAAGAACATACCAATCTCTTTCTCCAATAGGTTAAAGATCTGATTTAAGCAGATGTTGTAACCAATTTGATAAGGTCTTAGTTTCTGTGCTACAGATGATGAAATAACACCAGCTACTGGAATCTTAACATCAAAAATATTAGATTCTCCACGTATCTGATAAGGTAATGGCTCTACTGCTAAGTATAGGTTCTCTGTTAAATAGGAATTACCAGCGTTGATTTTAGTGCCTTGCCAAATTTCAGGAACATAAAACTCATACATAGTATTGGCCTCAAGATCTTTTTGTATGTCTCTTAAAGCTTTAGTTGTAACTTTTTTAATATTGTTTTCTTTTACAAACTCAGGTAGAATATCGTCTGTTACAATTGCTGTATCTTCATACCCAGCATCTGTAGTGTAGTTTATAAACCACATTCTTTTCCAGCTTCTCCAATAAGCTTCTGTTACTTGTAAAAGGTCTCTTCTTATGTTTATGTCATCTCTTTGTATAGAACTGTAACTAAAACCTAAGTGATTATTGTTTTGGAAAGGGCTTAACCAGTTTGGTACTCTTTGTTGTCCATCTGGTGTATCCACTAATACTTCACCCATAGGGATATCCAAGGCATCTTGTATTTGAAGACCTAGATCGTAGTTATAGTAATTATGGAAAGGTATTGTTTGAACTTGACCAAACATACCATCGTTCATTGAGTTTTTCCAAGACTGAACCTTTGCATCTGCATTACCGCTTGAGGTTTCAGCATAATTTGTGTTAAGTCTTTTTATTTCTGAAGGTGTTAGTAAATGCCCGTATCTTTTGATTATGTCTGATGGAGATATATAAAATACTCTACCTACGTACTCACAATCTTGTGGGTTTTCTGCTGTAACATCCTGAGAAAAGAACGTCTCTAATGGTGACCATCTTTCTGGTTTGTAGTAGTCATACCCAATATAGTAGTTTCTAAAGAATCTACCAGTTATCAAGAAATCTTCCATCTCTTGCTTATCTAGTTTATCCATGTAGAACCTTTGTTGGTCTTTCTCTACGACATGCTCTGCCCATTCAGCAGCTTTAGTTTTCCAATCTTTCATCTCCTTCTCTATTTGAGCAGGTGATATAATTTTGGCTTTTTCCTCTTCTAGCTGTTGTAAATATTGTTGTTGTTCTTCTTCTGATTGGAAGTCTTGCTTGTTAGGGTTTATTCCAACTTTTGCAAGTTCTATTTCTAATTCCTTTTTAAATGTGTCTAGTGCGTACTCTCTTACCTTTCCTGATCTTTCTCTTAGATACTCATTCTGAGAAATATCATCTATAGTATCTATCTTAAAATCGTCTTTTTGTTCTAGCCACTCGCCAACCAACTGTCTGGTTATTATACCTATGAAGTCATAGTGCTTAACAAACGTAGGTATCCCAACGCTGTCTCCTAAATCTCTAACTCTATCTAAGATTTGGTTATCTGGCTCATAGTCAGAATACGCAAGTCTACCTTCAAGCATTTTGTACAGGTCACGAAATTTAACATTTTCGGCAAGTTGCAAAACACCTATAGACTCTAAAGCATCCATGTTCTTTTTTTGCCAGGCTGGCTTTGCCTTTTGGCTGTCTGGTACGGTCTGTGTTGGTATTGAGTGTGTTGACGAAACAGATGTTCCGACACCATTATAAAAACTATGTAAGTTGTGACTATCCATTGTATAAATTTAAAACCGCAAAATTAGTTAATTTTTTCGAGAGTGCAAAATTAGTTAAATATTAGTAAAACTTTTTGGCCCTGCCTGACCCTCCATAAAGTCTTTGTGCTAAGCTTTTTTCAGGTGACTTTTTAGTTTCCTCAGGTTTTTGCTTTCTCATAGTACTTGCGTTTGGTAACATGTAGTTATTGAATAGGTAAAACTCGTATCCAAGACATGACATAAAGGAGGTTATCCTATCCACGTTATTGTCTTTTTTGTACATAATCATCTCATCAAGCAGTCCTATATCATTAATCATTTGTACACCAAGTATAGTCTTTTCTTCCCCATTGTCGTCAATTATCGTAAACTCTTGTTTAGCGTAGTTCTTTGCAAGGCCTAATAAAAATTTCTTATTCTCTGGGCTAGGGTTCCAACCATATCTTCTTCTACCATTTGATTGTTGAGTCATATCGGACTTAAAGTCCATAGATTCTACTAACCAAAGATCTGTTGATCTTTTTCTGTCAAGGTATTCTTTGAACCCCATATCGGCATTCTCCATAAATACTCTGGCATTAAAAGCCTGCATTAATAAAAAGATTTGTCTGTATAGCTTATTATGTGGATCTGGTCTAGATGCAACAGATGCTACAATTCTACCGCACCATTTATCCATACCGATGTTTACTTTGTATATGTGGAATGATCCAATAGAGTCTGTTCCAGATTCTTCTTGCTTATAATCATCAAATCCACCAACATATAAATACGGCACTGGTTTTTCTCCTGGTAGATCTTCATACAATACTACAGGTGCGTCAATAAATCCTCCTTGATGTGGATATTCCGCAAGCTCTTTGTTAGTCATTTCATAAGTAATCTTACCATTACTCTCTTGAATAATAGTAACTTTTTTACCACCTCCGCCTGATTCTAGTAAATAATCCTTATGTCTTTTTGCCTCTACTGCCGGAAATGGGTTCTCTTCAGATGACATAAAGCAATCCTCTGGGTCAATTGGGTACTGAACTCTTCTTTGCTGTTCTAGTAGTTGTCCCTTTGTGCCGCCAATGCTTTTAGCCTCTGCTATGGCATCTTTTAAAAGCTTTGTGTTGTTCTCCCAGTTTGTTGTATGAATTGTTATCTTACTTAGCTCTTCTGCATCATCTATTCTTAAAAAATCAGAGAATGATTGCTTCTGTTTAACAAAGCCCTTTTCGTAGGCCATTTGTCCAGGAAAATATGTGGCAAACTTTCTTCTTCTCCAAGTGATATGGTCTGGATCAATGTGGTTCTCTAATAAGTCCCAATCCATTGGTAAAAGATCGTATGCTTCTGGATTAGACAATACATCTACTGCGTCTTTTGATAAGTCTGCCTCTCCTCCAGTACCTGCCAATACAGTTACACACTTAAAACCAAATGGTGTTTTAAATGACGGTAATGCTGCAAGGTACGGTTTTAAAAAGGAGTACTTACCTATCTCATCATAGATAGACACTGATGGTGCTAGACCCGCAGTCTTCTGTGTTTTAGACTTCGCACCTGACTCTAGGTTCTGTACAATTAGCGTAGAAAATATAATAGGATTTGATGCGTCCTCTTTTATACCAAAGGTTGTCTCTCCGTTTTCCCACTCCTGCTTTAAGATATCTATCTGTAATGGCTTATCAATATAAGTCATAGATGTTTTAATCTTACTTGTCAATGCGTTAATATCAGATGAGCTCCCTCCAATAACTGAACCGAATGAATTAAACTTAGTTATAGTTCTCCAGTGAGCTAGTGATGCTAAAATTACAGACTTTCCAAAACGTCTTGTGCCATACATTAATAATGCTTTGGCATAAAAATTTTCGTTTTCCGGGTTTACAGATCTTACTAAATTTTCTGCAAAAAACCATTCGTTATCTCGTAAATCTGGTTGTGTATTTGGTTCACTACCATCTGCTTGTGGGATTGGTGTCCTAAAGAAATTTAGATGAAAGTATAGCCATGGGTGTATGAAGTATCCGTTTATTGTTACCCCATGCTTTATCTTATTTATCTCCTCTGTCCAAAACTGTAAAACTACAGGGTCTTGTGCAAAGAAATGTTTCTTATTGTTCCACTTAGGGATATCCCTTGGATTCATGTTTATAAACATCTCCTTAGAGGTCCTAACTGACCAGTCTACAGGTATTCTCTCAATAATTTCCTTTACGTCCTCTCGGAGCAGCATAAGGGGTTCTCGCATCAACAAAGATGCTTGTTTATTATTGAAAAATTTTATATCTGAGCTTTCAATAGAATTGTTTATCTTAAGTTTTGCTAACCTCTCTTGTATTTTTATCTTTTCGTTAAATACTAAGTCTTGAAAAACAACCTCATAAGACTTATATTCTACTTCATCTTCTGTCTCAGCCTCTTGAGTAAGTACATCCATATTGTACTTCAAGTAGTCATCACACTTTTTGATGTGTAAGTTTATGATCTCAACAGTTTCGTCTATAAAAGACTGTGTTTTTTCTAGTCCCCTGTCTCCGTCTGCTTCTGATATAAACACAGAAAGCCTACCAAGTATTGACGTGGTAAGCTCGTTTTCCTGTTTAAATAAGGCCTCTTTAGTTTTTTTAGTAGACTCAGTAAAAGATCTTATATCCTTCTCAATTTCCTTGAGCTCTTTCTCTTTGTTCTCTACATCAGTTTGTTGTATGGATAATATCTGCTCTGAAAAACTTTTCATTGCAGCCTCATACTTTTTATTGTCATTCCAGTAGTTGCTTTCAATTACTTTCCTGTTTCTTCTAAAATACTCTTTGTGGCTCTTTATAAAACTATCTACATAGTCTGACATTAATTATCTTTTGTTTTTTCAAGCATTTGTTTGAAGAAATCGCTTTCTAGAAATTTAGCTCTTTCCTCTTCTAAAGTGCCTGGCTCTGTTTCTACTAATTCTCCTTTTTCAATTACGAAGACTCTTTTAGGTGCCCAGTTTTTCATCTCTGAGTAGAAGTTTTGAATATCTTCTTGTAAACCTTGGCCTACAACCTCTAAGAAAGTCTCTATACTTACTATTAGTTTAAAGAATAATATCTGTAAATCTTTATTATACAGTATGGTATCCACGTAAGTGTGTACTAAAACTTGTTGCAATTCCTCTACCGTTTTACCCTCTACAACCTCTTTTAAGTTAGCCTTGTCTTTGTAAAGAGCTTCGTTTTTAGCCTTTACAACTTTTTCGAACTCTCTGTATTCAACGTAAAGAGATGCTACTTTGTCTTTTAATAATTCCATATTACAATATTTCTTTTTCTTCTTGTTTTGTTCTTTCAATAGCTGAAAAAATCTCTTCATCCGTAAGCTCTAGGATATCTGATATCTTTTTGGCACCTGTTAATCTAAGAGCACTGTATAACAATTCTCCTAAAGTGTAGTCTGGGAATTCTTTTGAAAATTCTTGTAACTCTCTTACTGCGTTGTTTTTAAAATTCATACTACTCTTTTATTACTCCTTTAAGGTTTATTTTAATATTTTTTTGTACACCATCTTCTAAGTATCTTTCGTTTACCCATTGGTTAATTACTCCAACCTTATTACTATCATAAGCTATTGTAATCTCTACCCCATTTACAAGAATTTGTACTGATGGCATTGTGCAACCACAAGATTTTGATATAGCTAAGTGTGCTAAATCATCACCTTCTAAAATTATTTTTTCTGAAATATCAGATCCTTTTTTAATCTCGCCAAAGTTTATATCAAACTCTGTGTCTTTACTTACTTCTACTAATCTACTACTTCCTAGTACTCTCATTTTACTATTATTAATTTTTATTTATAAATTATTCCATTTGCCTTCGGGGCACATATTTTCAGGGTCTTCTTGAGAACTCTTAAATATTAAATTGCAACCGCAATTTGTACAAATAGAGTCATCATCTACACTAACCATCATTATAAAGTTGAGTAGCTTGTTAAAAAACATTTTAACTTTATCTTCGAAAGTTAGTTGTGATTTATTATCAGAATTAGTTGGGCAACCTTTACAAATTTTTAACCTCTTTTTTTGAAGCGTTGTTAGTGTTTTTTGGTACTCCCTCCTGCTTTTTATTGCAAGCCTAGCCTTATTTAAAATATTTGATATGCTCTTCATTGTGTGTTGTTTCTAAAATTTTCCAGTACTTGTAAAAAAATGGTAAAATATTTCTTGGTACATCCTTCTCTCTATACATTATAGAGTTATGAACCAACGGCTTATTAAAGTTTTTCAACTCCCCTCCATCTTTTTTCTTAAGCAAGCCTCTTAAATACCTTATCTTTTTTCTTAGATAATCATACTTTTTAGCTCGTCCTAAATAACTAACTAAGCACATCCCAAGGTAATAATTAAACCTCATCTTACCAAGATTTGGAAAATTTACTAATACCAACTCTTCCTCTGATTGTATAGATCTTTTTAGATAAACTATGTTGTGCTTTATTATATCTGCTATTAGGTCTTTATCTTTTCCTGTTATTGCAGAAAGCTCCTCTACTATATCTTCTGTAAAATATACTTGCTTACTGCTTTTTTTGAAAGGCCAAGACATAAACCTGCTTTTTGTTTTTTATAAAACTTTCACGAATACTCTCCATATCTGGAGATAACTTGCTCATTCTTAGATTTTTCTCACTTGACATTAGGTATCCTTTATCTCTAAGATGCACATCTGCCACTCTAATATCACCATCTTTTTTCCCAGTATCTTCTTTTATGAACTCCTTGGTCTCTTTGCTATACCCGTTTCTAATATAGTATATTAGTATTAGTCTTTCAAAGTTTCTTAAGGGAACATCCTGCGATATTGAGTAGACACGTAGAATCTTATCAATAAGATCTATTTCGTTTTTGTACTTACTTTTTAATGTTGGAAAACTCACTTGCTATTATTTTTGTACAAAGGTACAAAGCTATTTTGAGAATTCCAAATTATTTAACAATTATTTAACTAGTAGTTGTCTTGTATCTCAATAATGTTACTAGTCATTGGTTGAAACCTAAAAGTATTAAAGAAAAAAGATTCTGTCATTCTTGACATAACTCTTATTGTTAATACTGGGTTCATTTGATACAATCTAAATAAATCAAATGTAAGGTTGCTTATAAAATCCTCGTTCTCATCAAGGTACGCTGTAGAAACTATCTTTTCTGATACATCTTCCCACAACAAATCGTAGAACTCCTCATAGGTAAGTTCTTGAAATTCTGAATAGGTAAAATCTTTTGTTGACATATTATTTGGTTTTTATGCAAAATTACAAAAAAGATTTATAATATCCAAATAAGTTAAAAGAATAGTTAACAAATTTGGAAAATAAAAAAAGAGTTTGTACCTTTGCAAAAATATTTACAATTTTATTTTTTTATTTGAAAAAGGTTTTGTACCTTTGCAAAAAATATAATTTATGACGTGCGGCTATCTGAAAAGATTCACGTTGCGGTTTTTAATAACCTATGCTAAATGGAAGAGGGCATTACTTTATGTAATGAAGACCGCCAGAGGAGGGCTGTTTAAGATTTCAGCCCATTCACGAAGGTAGGCAGATAAATAAATAATGCTGTCGAATAAGACAAAGTGTCTTTCAGTGTACAAACAAAAAATCTACAGCAGGTCTTTGGATTCGGTGTTTTTCCGCTGCTGGCACTTCTTACTTCTTTCTTTAGTTATTAAAGAGGGGGTAAGGGGGTGTTTTCCTACAAAAACATTGCACATTAAAAAGGCGGTCTTCTAAGGAACAGCCTTAGAAAGACGGTACTAAAAATAATTGTAAAATATTTACACAAAAATTTTGCAGTTTAGTATAATTGTTGTATCTTTGCAAAAATATTTAAGTATGTATAAATTAAGAGATTATCAAACTGATTCAGTTGCAAAAGGTTTGGAACTGCTTAACTCAGAGAAGTCAAGAAGAGAGCTGCTTGTACTACCAACAGGTGCTGGTAAGTCTATTGTAATAGCAGAAATAGTAAAGCAATTAAATGAGCCTGTGGTTATCCTACAGCCTTCAAAAGAACTACTTGAACAAAACTATAAAAAGTTTATAGATGTTGGTGGTGAAGCTACTATATACTCAGCATCTGCTGGAGTAAAAGAAATAAGTAAAGTTACGTTTGCAACCATAGGTTCTATAAAGAAAGCTGTCAATGAGCTAAAAAGACTAAAAGTCAAAAAGCTTATTATTGACGAGGCACATATTGGAGTAAAGTCAGGTTCACAACTACGTTCTTTTTTGAAAGACTTAGGAATAAATAATACACTAGGATTAACTGCAACACCATTTGTATTAGCAAGCTCAATGTCAGGAGCAGAGCTTAAAATGTTGACAAAAGTAAAAGGCAAACTATTTACTGATATTGCTTATGTTCACCAAATAAATAATATGGTATCAGGCAGCCACTGGACCCCTCTAGAATACCGTATAGTTGAGCAGGACGATACATTTTTAAAAGTTAACTCCTCAGGATCAGATTACACAGAAGATAGCATGAAAAGCTTTTATCAAAATAATGATTTACAATCACAAGTTATTGATAATGTGGAACACTGTTTGTATGAAGGCTCTAAGTCAATACTAGTTTTTGTTCCGTCTATATCAGAAGCCGAGATTCTATCAAACAAGATAGAAGGATCCAGGTATGTTAGCTCGCTTAGTTCTAAAAAAGAAAGAGATGAGATAATTGAAGGTTTTAAAAAAGGAGATATAAAAGTTGTTATAAACGTAGGTATACTAACTACAGGCTTTGACTACCCGGAATTAGAGACTATTATACTAGCAAGGTCAACAATGTCATTTGCACTTTATTACCAAATGATTGGCAGAGGTGTTCGTATACACGACAGTAAGACAAAGACTGTTGTTATTGATCTTAGTGAGAACTATAAAAGATTCGGTAGAGTTGAAGACTTTACTGTTGAGTTTATAAAAGGATATGGTTGGGGGCTTTTTAATGGTGAGTTTTTAATAAGTAACTATCCGATAGAGGCAAAAAATAGACCAAGAAAATCAAATCTTGAGAAAAAGTACAACCCTAATATAGCAAAGCCAGTGGCAGCCACAGTGTCAGGAGTTGGTACAACTAGACTTACTTTTGGTAAGTATAAGGACCACACACTTAATGCAATACTAGCTAAAGATAAAGGCTACTTAGTTTGGATTATGGAAAATTTTACATTTAGGCCTAATCAAAACTGGTTGAAAAAAGAAATAGCAACTTTGTTAAATATTTCTTAAATATATTTTTTAATTAATAAATTTTTTGTACCTTTGTACACAAATTAAAAGTAAATTATGGCAGAAGAAAAAGACCCGTTATTGGACGTACTTGCTAGTATGGACAAGCGATTTGGAAAAGGTGCTGTTATCGTAGGTGACACAGTTATCCAAACAGAAAGGCAAAGTACAGGTTCATTGGGAATGGACATTATCACCGGTGGTGGTTGGGGTAAAGGCAGAATGGTAGAGATATTTGCTCCAGAAAGCTCAGGTAAAACTACACTGTGTATTCATACAATGATACAAGCACAGAAAGATAATCCAGACAAAAGAGTTGCATTTATTGATGCAGAACATGCATTTGATAGAAACTACGCAGAGCATTTAGGATTAGACATGAATCAAGTAATAATCTCACAGCCTGATAATGGTGAGCAAGCACTAGAAATTGCTGAAGCTTTGATTGCATCTGGTAAAATATCAGTTTGTGTAATTGACTCAGTTGCTGCATTAACACCAAAAGCTGAAATTGAAGGAGAAATGGGGG